GGTGCACAAGGCCCGCAGGGCGTGAAGGGCGACACGGGCGATGTGGGTGCGACCGGCCCCGCCGGCGATCCCGCGACCAACCTAGTCACCAGCGTCAACGGGAAACAGGGTCTAGCGGTTCTGGGTGCCGACGATGTCGGTGCCTTGCCGGCGCCGGCGATCACCGGCGGGCATGCCGTTGCCGACCCGGTGGCGTTCGCCGAGATCGTCATTACCAGCAGCGGCGACCTGGGTGACCCGCCGATCGGTACGTCGCGTGTGGTGGCCGATAATTCGTCGTTGCAGCACGTTGTTGTGGTCGAGGAGGACGGCTACTACTACACGCATCAAGTCGTCTCCAACGCTTACGGCGTTGAGGTGTCGGTGGCGACGGAGTACGTAGACGGAAGCACCTATTCGGTCTACTCCCGGAGCAGCAGCGAATATCTGACCGTGGGGGCGGTGTCGTTTGACGATGCTGGGGTGCCAACGGATGGAAGCGTTGCGCTATTGGGCGGTACGGAACTTGTTTTCAAGACGGTATCGCCGGACGGTTCCCGCTCCCTTCGTCTGGCCGCGCCTGATCTCTCAATCCTCGACCCAGAGGACAGTTTCGCGGTCGAGCTGCCAGCGAAATCCGGAACGCTTGCCACAGTTGCCGACATTGTTTCTCTGGGAGACACATGCCTCTCTGGGGTCAAGGTGGGCAATGAGTTTTCGACGCACGAATCAATCCACTTCCGCGCGTACGGTGCTGACAAGTTGGTGATGAGCGGATTGGGTTTTGATTTCGTCAATCCCGAGGGTGGAGCGTGGAGGCTGTATGGGTATGACCCAGCTCCAATCGCAGACCTCGTGCTTGTGGGGATGCCGCGGGTCGGCGGGAGGCTGCTCACCGAGAACCCGCAGCAGCTAGTCGTCCGCCATGACGCAACCCAGCCAGAGGTCGATTGCCTGTGGGTGTCGCCCGCCGGGCAAGTCGTGCTGATCACTGGGAGCCCCTGAGATGCCCGCGCAAGAAATCGTCCCCAGCACCATCGCCAAGACCGTGGACGTGCAGGCGGTCGAATCCGTGCTGCGCGATATCCGCAGCGCACCCTACCTGCGCGTTGGGTTCGCGGAGGTTGGGGTGGGATTGCAGGGCGGTGCGGCGGAGCAATTCTCGGTGCTGCAGACTGGCAGCGGCATGGCCGTCAACCAGAGCGGCGGCAATCTGGTGATCACCACCGGCACCACCACCAATGCGGAAACGGTGATCCGCTCGCTGACCACGTTCAACGGCGCGCTGCTGGCGCGGATCAAGACCATCCTGTCGCAGCGCATCGCCAACAACACCTTCCGCTACGAATTAGCGGACCTGGTGGGCGATGGCCTGGCCTTCACCATCAATTCGGCCACCAGCGTCACCGTTACCTTCCCGACCAGTAACCCATTCACCGCGGCCAATGTGGGGCAGTCGGTGCGGCTGTCCCGTATCGCGGGTGCTGCAGGCATTCCAGGCCGCTTCGCCATTGCCAGCGTCTCCGGCCTGACCGTCACGTTCACGGTGGCCGCGTGGCCTGCATCGGGCAGCGGCACGTTGAGCCTGCATGGCTGGAACTACATCGCGCTGGAATACAGCGGCACCACCGCCACCAATGCCAGCTTCGATGCCCAGCGCCGTGGCTGGAACAGCGGCAACACCACCGCGACGATCAACACCACCGCCAGCCCGGGTCACGTGGCGCAACTCAACTACGACGTGCACACCGCTGGGCTTGCGGATGCGTTGGTGGCGAGCAGCACCGGTTACCAGTGGACACAGCGTGCCAGCCGCATCGAGAACATGCCGGACCCGGGCGTCGACCTGTATCTGTTCATCATCGCCCAGAACGGCAGTACGGCGCCCGCCAGCACCACCACGTGGAGGGTCGGATTTTTGGCGGTTGAAGACCAAGGGCGCAACAAGGTGCGCATGGCCGGCGCCGACCCTGGCGGCGCGCACGCGCTGCCGGTGCAGGTGATGGGTGGGGCCGCCTTGGGCACACAACCGGTGTCAGGCACAGTCAGCGCAACCGCCACCCCGGTCACACCCGCCCAGGCCTTCACCAACTCCGCCGCCACCACCAACGCCACCAGCACCAAGGCCAGCGCCGGCACGGTCTGGAACGTGGTGGCCAGCAACATCAACGCCGCGGTGCGCTACCTGAAGCTCTACAACAAGGCCAGCGCGCCCACCGTGGGTACCGATATCCCGGTCGTGGTCATCCCGCTCCCGCCTGGGCAGGTGACCAGCCTGAACCTGTCCAGCAACGGCCTGCGCTTCGGCACCGGCATCGCCTGGGCGCTGACCAGCGGCGCTGCGGACAGCGACACCGGCGCGGTGGCGGCAGGCGAACACAAGGTGGCGATTGCCTACACGTGATGAAGATGCGCATCCCCTCAACCGTGTCCGCTACTTCGTATGTGCCTTCCGGCCGGGAGGAGGCGTGATGGGCCTGCGCGCGTTCCAGGATGAACTGCTTGCGGACATCCACGCAGGGCTGGACGGCGTGGGCGCGGACACCGCCGAGTATCGCGCGCCAGGCGCCGACAGCTTCGTGCCTGCACGGGTGTTCATGCGTTACGACAGTGAGGTGCTGGGCGAGTTCGGCCAGATCACCGGTTACCGCACCGAGGCGGATTTCCTGACGGCTGACGTGGACCCGAAGGTCAAGGGCGCGCTTCGGGTCGAGGGCGCGGATTACGTGCTCACCGACAAGCTCTACGAGCGCAACGGCATTGCCAGCTGGGTGGTGCGCCGTGGCTGACCTGCCCATCTTCCCGCCGTCGTGGAGTGCGCTGCTGGCGATCCGCGACCGCATCAGGACGATTGCCCAGTCCGCCGGTTATTACACCGACCTCGGCGCGGGCATCGTCACCACTGATCCGTCCGAAATCGAGGACGAACCGAAACAGCCGTTCACCGTGGTCGTCGGCGGTGACATCACCGATGTTCCGGAGTCCAGCGGCAACCGTACCAGTATTTCCAGCATGGACATCACTATCGAATTCGCGGTGCCGTTCGCGGATATCGAAGATGCCGAACTGCTGGCGCACAAGGCGATGTTCGATCTGGCGCGCTGCCTGCGCAGCGGCATCCGCAATGAGGCTGCCGGCCTGCGCTCCCTGACCATCACCAGCCGCCGCATCGGCACACCCGCCGACGGCGCCACTTCCGTAATCGCTCAGGTGACGGCGCGGGCCGGCCTGGCGGAATCCACCTAACCCCGCGACTGGAGAAACCACCATGCCTGCACCCGCAGTACGTCAATTCGCCGGCGATATCCGCTTCTGGGAACTGGATTCCAACGGCGATCCGATCCCGGTCATCCCCGACGCCACCGATGCCACCGGCAACCAGCCGATTGAATGCAACACGCTGAACTTCGGCTACGAAGCCGGCGACGAGCAGAAGGTCATCAGCAAGCGCCGCGATGCCCGCTACAACCAGCCCATCCACAGCGAAACCCTGCCGGGCACCACCCAGGTCAGCGCCACGCTGTTGGAACTGCCGCCGCTGATCCTGGCGCGCATCCTGTTCGGCGAGGGAAGTACCGCGACCGTTGTCGCCGGCAGTGTGGCCGATGCCACGCTGGCGGTGCCCACCGTCGACCTGCCCATCCAGCTGCCGCACCGCATGTTGCTGGCCACCCCGGTTCCGGTGGTGGAAAAAAACAACGTCGCACTGGTGGCTGGCACCGATTACGTGATCGACCTGCGTCGTGGCCAGATCAAGTTCAAGGGCGCGGCGGTGGATGCCGGCGATACCGACATCACCATCAGCTACAGCTACGGCGCGCACGTCAGCACGCACATCGTGGGCGGTGCCACGCCGACCAAGAAGTTCTACATCACCGGTGACATGGAAGACCGCGTGAGCCACGAAAACGGCGAGCTGCGCATCCCGCAGGTGAACCTGAGCGTCAATGGCGATGTGGACTGGCTGAGTGCCGAGCCGATTCAGGCGGAAATGACCGGCGATGCCGTGATCGCGGCGGGCGAGAGCGCGCCGTACACGTTCACGCTGTACAAGGCCGCCTGAGCATGACCCGCCGCGCCGACAACGCGGCAACCTGGCCGGCTGCGGTAACGCAGCCGGCTTTCGCTGCGCGGAGTGAAAAGTGATGGCCTACAGCCGCCGCAACTCCGGGCTGAAGTTCTACGTGGACGGCCAGCGCGCCAAATCCCTGCATGGGCTGGTCGATCCACTGGACCGCACGCTGTCCGCGTACGAGACCGCCACCGTGCGCGCCGTGAGCAGCCTGAAACGCCGAGCCGAGCCGGCGGCCAAGCGCGTGGTGCGCTCGCTCTACAACGTCAAGGCAGGCGACCTGTCCGGCAAATTCCGCATCGAGGACGGCGTGAGCGGTCGCGGTGGCGACCGCAGCGGCTTCATCAGCATCTGGGCCAGCACGCGGCGCATGCCGCTGATTGCGTTCGGTGGGCGCTGGGGCGGCCGCAAGACACCGGGCGCGACCGCGGCGATCACCTCGGACGCGTCGAAAACCTACGGCAGCAGCTTCATCGCTACCGTGCGCGGCCTGCGCTCGATCCGTGTACGCCAATTCGTGGGCGGCAAACGCGCCGGTCGGGGTCCGCTGCGCATCCTGCGCGGCCCCAGTCCGTTCGAAATGATTTCAGGGCTTGACCACCACGCATCGCGAGATGTGAAGAGCGGCATCGTCACTGAACTGCGCGCGTTCTACCTCGGCGAACTGCGCCGGCAATGGAAGCTTGCGAGGGGCGGCAATGGCTGACGCGCTGAAGGAAGCCATTCGGCTGGTCATCGAGACCGAGGGCCGGGAGGGCATCGATGCGCTGCGCAAGGCCTTGGGCGCGGTGGGCGACGTGTCCGCAGATACCGTGGCAGACACCGACCGCCTGTTGGATTCGCTGGTCGAGCTGAACGCCACTGCGGCAAAGGCAACGAGCTTCCAGGCGCTGTCAGAAGAGCTGGAAAAGACCACGCAGGCGCTGGACCATGCCAGTCGCGAGGCGATCCAGTTCGGCCTGGAGCTGGCGGAAACCGAGAAACCCTCGAAGAAGATGCAGGCCGAGTACCGAGCCCTGCGCGAGGAAGTGACGCGTCTGGAGGCTGTCCAGAAGAAGCAGGCTACGGCGCAGGAAGCCGTGGGCCGCGAGTTGCGCGAAGCCGGGGTAGACGCCACCAAACTGGCCACCGCCGAGCGCACGTTGCGCACAAACGTGGAAGGCGTGACCACCGCGCTGCAAAAACAGGTGGGCGTGATCGATGCGGAAGTCGCCGCCACGCGCAAGCAGAAGCAGGCGACGGCAGACGCCGATGAGGCGTTCCGCAAATTCGTCCAGTCCGGCACCGCCAGCGCCGAAGCGCTGAAGAAGGTCGAGGCCGGCACCAAGGGGGCGGCGGCTGGCAGCCGCGAGTTGGCCAACGAAGGCGGACGCCTGCGCGGCATGTTCGATGGCTTGCGCGGGCTGATTGGCCCGGTGTTGGCCTACCTCAGTTTCAGCACCGCGATCCAGGGCATCAAGAATCTGGCGGGCGTGGGCGCTGCGGCCGAGGATGCGCGCCGCGCCCTGGTCAACCTGTACGGCAGCACCGAAGCGGGTAATCGCGCGTATGAAGGTCTGCGGGATATGGCCCGGCAGTCGGGCTTGGCGTTCGCCGATCTGGTGGCCGATGCCAAGAAGCTGAAAGCCTTCGGACTGGACCCGCTGAATGGCAGCCTGCAGGCGCTGATTGACCAGAACGCATCGGTGGGCGGCTCGCAGCAGGACTTGTCCGGCAAGGTGCTGGCGCTGGGTCAGGCCTGGGCCAAGCAGAAGTTGCAGGGCGAAGAAATCCTGCAGCTGGTCGAGCGCGGCGTGCCGGTGTGGGACCTGCTCCAGAAGTCCACCGGCAAGAATGTGCAGGAACTGCAGAAGCTCAGCGAGCAAGGCAAGCTGGGCCGCGAGGTCATCAAAGGCCTGTACGAAGAGTTGGGGCGGGCGAACAGCGGCGCGGCCGAGCGCGGCCTGTCCAGCCTGAGCGGTCTGTTGTCGCAGGCCCGGGCGCGCTGGGAAGCGTTCCTGCAGGCCGTGGCCGACAACGGCGTGACCGACTACCTGAAGCAACGAATCCAGAGCCTGCTGGGCAGTACCAGTAGCCTGGATGCATTGGCGAAGCGCGTCGCCGATGGCGTCATTGGCATGCTGGAAGCGCTGCGGAACCTTGGGACGCAGCTCGCACCGATTGGCGCAGCGGTCGGGGGCCTGACCCTGTTCCTGGCGAGGCATGCGGAGTCTGTGCTCAACGTCATCAAGGCGTGGGCGTTGTTCCGGGCGATCGAGATTGCAGCCGGCTTTGGCAAGATCACCCAATCCATCATCGCCAGCACCACCGCACTGGTGGCGCAGAACGCCGCGCTCGCGGCCACGTCAAGCGCCGGAGCGGCGGTGGGCGGGTTGAGCGGGCTGTTCGCGGCGCTTTCCGCGCGCGTGGCCGCAACCGCGCTTGCCGCCGTTCAACTAGTGCGCGTGCTCGGCATTCCTGCGGCGGTTATCACAGGCGTGGTGGCACTCACCAAGGCCTATGAAGGTGTGGCCGAAGCCAATTTGAAGTTGTGGCAGTCTCAGGCGGCGCAGCGGTCGCAGCAACAGGATCAGCTGCGGCTCGGGCAACAGCTCCAGCAGCTTTACCAGAGCAGCGCTGCCATCGCGGTCCAGTCCGGCGATGCCGTCAGCAAGATGACCCGCGCGCAGGCGCAGGATTACCAGTTTGCGCTGGAGCAAGCTCGCCTGTACTACCGTGGGGTCGTCAACGAGGCAGTGGCGACTGGCGACGCAATGAAGCTCGCTGGCGCGCGCGAGCGCATGCAGGAGATCGGCGCGGCTATCGATGGCGTCAAGAGTCGCCTGGAAGAACTCAACGCGGCGGCGACAAGGCAAAGTGGAATTGAGGCGTTCGTCAATACGGCCGTGGCCAAGTTCGATGAACTCGCCGTCAAGGCCGGTGGCGCGAAGGAAGCGGTATCGGGGATCTTCGACGGGCTGGACATGAGCCGTGCCGAAGGCGTGCGCCAAGCCTCCGAAATCCTGGAGCAGGTGGGCGCGCGCGGCAAGGCGGCGGGCGAGGCGGTGCGCGCGGAGCTGTCCACGGCGCTGAGCAAGGTGGCGCAGCAGGACCTGCCGGCGGTGAAGGCCGCCGCCGACGCGGCGATGGCGGCCGGCCAGGCGGGCGCGCGATCGTTCGCCGATGCGGTCGCGCAGGTCAATCTGCAGCGCCTTGGTGTGGACATCAACGCCATCAAGACCGGGTTCACCGAGGTTGGGCGCAGCGCGGTCGATGCGTTCCGCGGTGCCATTCTGGAAGTGGACAAGCTGGGCCTGACCGTCGAGCAGCGCAGCCGCGCCATCGCACAGGCGTTTGACAACGCCTTCAAGCAGGCCAGCACCAAGGCGGAGCTGCAGGCGCTGAAGGCTGCAATCATCGATGCGCTGTCAGCGGGCGATATCGGCTTCGCGGAGTTCAGCGAACGTGTGGACCAGGTGGACGCGAAGCTGGCGGAAGTCGGCGGCACTGGTCAACGGATGGGCACGGAGGTTGCCGCGGGTGCCGGGCAGGCCAGCAGCGCGCTGGGGAACATGGCGGGCGCGGCGGCGGCGGCGGCCAGCAGCGTGGAGCAGGCCGGCGATGCGGCCGCCGGCGCGGACAAGGCCACTGGGGGCTATGGGAACACAGCAAGCGGCGTTGCCATCACGACCCGCAAGCTGAGTGATGCCGCACTGGAAGCCTACTTGTCCTGCAACAAGCTGTCGATCGGCTTGATCGGCATTTCCAGCCGGCGTTTTGCAGAGGGCGTGAACCGTGTTACTGAGGCGGTCGAAAGGCAAGGCAAGGCCTTGGATGCTCGGATCGCTCAGCTTGAACGCGAAGCCGAGCAAATGGACGAGAACTACGGCCTGTTACAAGAACTGCGCCAGCAGTACCACTATTTGGCCGAGGAAGAAATCCAGCGACTGTTCCAGGCCGAGGTGAGGCTCAAAGAACTGCGCGAACAGAGCGCCGCCAGCGCTAGCAGTAGCGTGCAGGCGCAGTTGGATGCGTATGCTGCCCTGTCCGAGGCCGCCACCGAGGCAGCTGACGCGCAGGAGGCTGCCGCCGCTGGCGGCCTGACCCAAGGCAGCAACGGCCTGACCACGCGCAGCACCCCGGCGGCTTCCTCAACGAGCCAGAGCACACCTGCCGCGACCACCGGCAGCAGCGACGCGTCGGCCAGTGCTGGCAGCAATGAAGTGGTGTTGCGCGTGGTCACGGAAAGCAGCAGCGGCGCGCAGGTCACCCTGACATATGCGCAGTTGCAGGAAATCGCCAGCGCCGTGGTCCGCATCATCAATCAATCCCGGAGCGTGAGCGCATGACCGCGACCCTTGCCGGCATCGCCCTGCCAGATGACATCCAGTGGGTCGACGAGTTCACCGCGTGGCGCGTGGGCCAGCTGATCCGACCCACCTTGACCGGCGCGCTGATCGTGCAGGAATCCGCGTTGCAGGCCGGCCGGCCGATCACCCTGCAGGGCTTCGACGACGGCAGCAACCGCTTTGTCGCACCGATCACCCTGGCGCAGTTGCAGGCGTTGCAGGCGCTGGAGGAAGTGGCCGGCGCGGCGCCGATGACCCTGGTGCTGCTGGCCGCGGGCGACACCACGCGCAGCTTCACCGTTCGCTTTCGCCGCACCGATGGCCCGGCCATCGAGGCGCGGCCGATTAAGTACCAGGTCCCGGCGGAAGCCGGCGACTGGTTTATCGCCACCCTTCGACTCATCCAGGTGTAACCCATGGGCATCGTTGCCACCGACATCAAACTGCGCAAGTCCCAACGCCTCACCGACTTCCCCGATGGCGGCGGCCGCATGGTTGCGGCTGAAGTGGTCGACGGACAGTTGAACAACCTGTTCCCCGACATCAGCACGCAGGATCGCGTGGCCGGCCGCGTGAGCATGCGCAAGGCGTTCGTGCACGTGGACACCGACAATACCGACCTGCTGTATGGCGCGGTGGGTGTGATCATCGATCCGCCGGAGGACGGCAACGTCTCGATGTCGATGTTCTCCACCGGTCAGTACGCCGACACCCGCACCGATGCGCGCAACCGCATCGAGAATTACATCACCAAGGGCGTGGAGTCGCGCTACACCCTATTTGGCGACCATTTCGCGGGTCAGCGGTCGATCATGGTCTACACCATGCAGGACTCGCCGAATCCGGAAATCAACGAAACCTACTGCCTGAGCGTGGAGGCGGCTGGTTACGTGGCCAACATCCAGTACGTCCGCGTTGAAGAAATGCTCTCGCGGGTGACGCAGACGTTCGTGGACGACAATAGCGAGTTCCAGCGCGATGTGATCATCATCGGCATCACTACGCCGCTGCTGTTCGACTTCAGCGGCCAAGAAGTCAAACGCTATACCCAGCTGAAGCCGCCGACCCGTGTGCGCAAGACCAACGTGGCCGATGCATCCAGCTATTACAGCATCAAGCCGCTGACCGCGAATCCGGAGGCCGGCGATACCACGGTACAAGTGGAAGACCCGTACATTCACCTGGTGCCCACCACGCAGGCGGAGACGCCAGTGGTCGATGTACTGGCAGGCATGGGCGCGTTGGCGTACATCGAAGCCGGCGAACCGGGCAGCCTGGGCCTGGCGTTCACCACCAGCTACGGCGCAGGCGCACTGGTCACGCGGTTCGTCGGCAGTCCGATGACGAAAGGCTCGGTGTCGGTCACCGTGGGTGGCGCCACTCTGACCGACGACGGCCGCGGCACCCTGCGCGCAGAAACCGAAAGCCTGTGGAGCGGCAGCGTCGATTACCTGGCCGGCAGCATCACGCTGAGCCATAGCGCCGGTTTCGGCAGTACGCCCGCGACCCTGACCGCCACCCCGGCCGGCCCGGTGCTCATGCAGGGCTACAGCCAGTACATCGACATTAGCGAACTCAATCGCCAGCTCAACTACGTGATGCAGTTGGAGCCGTTTCCGTACGCCGCGACGGTAACCGTCGATTACATGGCGCTGGGCAAGTGGATTCGCCTGACCGACAATGGCACCGGCCAGCTGGTGGGCAATCCAGGGCAGGGCGGCGGCAGCGTCAACTACGCCACCGGCAGCCTGATCGCCACCCTTGGTGCGCTGCCCGATATCAACAGCGCGATCATCGTGAGCTATGGCACGGGGATCGTGACCGAGCGCCGCGATCAGGACATCACCCTGAAGCCGCCGACGATGGGCTTGCAGGTGCCGACGATCCCGAACACTGCCGTGAGGCCAGGTAGTGTGAGTGTGACCTACACCGTATCGGGCTCGCCGCAGATTGCCACGGATACCGCATCTCCCGGCGTACTGAAGATTGGCGCGGTGGAAGTTGGCGCGGTGGACTATTCCGCCGCCACGGTGCAGCTGCGGCCCGCAGTGATGCCGGACATCGCGGCGCCCGTCGAAGTGCAGGCTGCAGTCGTCGAAACCGAAAATGATACGTTCGTTCCCGTCGCTTTCCCGGCGAACATCGTCAACCTGGATCTCGCCAGCGAGGTCATCCCTGGCAGCTTCAAGGCCACGTGGCTGGCGCAGCAGATGGTGGCCGCCGATAACCCGCAAAAGAACCCTCCTGGTAGTCCGACCCCCACGCAGGTTGCAAAGACCGTTGCCGTCACTGTTGTGGATGATGGCGCTGGCAACATTGTCTGCACGCAAGTCGGCTCCAAGGCGATGAGCGATGTCCTGGGCGCGATAACGTACGCCACGGGCATTGCGTCCTGGCAGATCACTCAGCTGTTCGCCAATACGCTGCCAGCGTATTGGTGGGAATGGGTAAGCGATGCGGGTGGTGACAACTGGCGCCTGCGTGGCCCAGCAATGATTGCCGGCTTGGTGACCACCACGGTCGGAACGCCGATCAACGCGACCTGGCAGGTAGAGGGTGCACCCGCCGGACCTGTCATCATCGATTATCCGCCTCCCGGGGACCCACTCCCGCCGCCGCCGGAAAATCCGCCGCCTATTGTGCTGCCGCCGCAAGGCGAGCCGGAGCCGCCCCCAGTCAACGTGCCGCCACCTGCGCCGATTGAACTGGACCTGGATCTGACCCCCGGCACCGACGATCCCATCGTGCCCGGCAGCGTGCGCTTCATCTATCGCGGCAAGACCTACGTGGATCGGAGCGGTGCGCTGTACCACACCATCGATCCGGTCTCTGGCAGCGGCACCTATGCCGGCACCATCGACTACGCCACAGGCAAGCTGGATATCGTAAAGTGGGAGAAGGGTGCGGGTGCGAACACGCTCAACGTCGTGTCCCTGCTGGTGAAGTTCAACGAGATGGGCCAGCAGTTCATCGCCTTCCGCACGCCGGGCGCCCCGCTGCGGCCTGGCAGCTTCATTTTCCGCGCCACCTCGCTGAGCGGTGAGCTGCTGACCGCCACCGCCGACCTCAACGGCAACATCCTTGGCGATGGCGTCAGCGGCGAAATCGATTGGCGCACCGGCTTCGCTCGCATCGGTTTCAGCTACATGGTGCCCGCCGCCGGCAACGAGGCGGAAAGCTGGTACGACCCCAGCGAAGTGGTGGGCGGCAACGTGCGCATGCCGATGGCAATCAATCCCGCCACGGCCTACTTCGGGACCGTGGTCTATCGCAACATTCCGCTGAATCCGTCGCTGCTCGGCCTGGATCCGGTACGCTTGCCGGAGGACGGCCGCGTGGTGGTCTTCAAGCCGGGCCAGACCGTGCTCATCCATCACACGCAGGAGACGGAAGTCGCCTCGCCGACGCCCGGGCAGCTGGTCAATCTGGGCCGCCCGCACCTCACGCGCGTGGAGGTGCGCGACAGCGCCGGCACGCCGATTCTGTCCAGCTGGTACACGGTCAACAAGACCGCCGGCACCGTCACTTTCAGCGATCCGCTGAACCTCACCGGCTACACGCTGCCGGTCGTCATCCGCGACCGCATCGAAGACCGCGTGTTGGTGGCCGATGCGCAGATCACCGGCGAAATTGCCATCAATCGCGGCCTGTCCCACGACTACCCGGACGGCGGATTCCTGAGCACGTGCCTGATCCTGGGCGAGCAGAACGGCAGCCAGGACCTGCAGGCGCGCGTGGAAAATATCTTCGACCAGCAGACCTGGACGGCGGTGTTTTCCGATGCGCGGATCGGTAACGGCACCGATGCGCAGTACAACGACGTGGTGTATCCGATTCTAGTTGACAACAGCAACGCGATCACCGAGCGCTGGGCCATCAACTTCACCAGCGCCAGCAATTACGAAGTGATCGGCGAGGCCAGCGGCATCATTGCCACCGGCAACCTGGCCACTGAATGCGCGCCGCTCAACCCGCGCACTGGCGCGCCGTATTTCACGATCCCCGCTGCCGGCTGGGGCGCGGGCTGGAGCACCGGCAACGTGCTGCGCTTCAACACCGTCGGAGGCTTGGCGCCGGTGTGGTTTATCCGCACCGTGCTGGCCGGCGAAGCCGAAGCGCCGTATGACGGGTTCCGCTATGAAACCATTGGAGACGCAAATCCGTGAGCACTGTTCGCTATTTTCGCTCGGATGATGCCGGCGCGCCCACTCTGAGCGGCGAAGTCGGGTCGCTGACCAACTTGCTGCGCAAGTGCTTGGTGGGCGTGGGCGGCGTTGCGTATGGGGCTGTGCCGAGCGCGGGTTGGAGCGAGGAATTCATCGGCGCGGCGAGCAATATCGCCGTGTTCAAGAACAACGAGAGCGAGGGCGGCTGCGGGTGTTACGTCCGCGTGAACGACAATGCGCCGGGTGCAGCGGGGGCGCGTGAGGCGCAAATCACTGTCTACGCCGCAATGACCGACATCAACACAGGGGTGGCTGGCACCAATACGCCGTGGTTCCGCAAGTCTGCTGCGTTGAGCAACGCGGCGCGACCATGGCTGGTAGTGGCGGACGGTCTGACCGCCTGGGTCTATGTGCTGGACACCGGCGATGGTGCGATTGACGGCAACAAAAATCGACTCGCAGGCTTTGGCGATTACGCGTGCGTGTCCAATACCAGCCACCGCTATTTTTGCCTAGGCGCCCTCACCACCAACAGCGCAAATGCCGGTGCAGATACCGCGGCTTTTGCCATGGGGAGTGTTTCTGCAGCCTTCTCCATCTATGCCGAGGACGGTGTCAGCGGAATCCTGACGCCGGCCTTTGCTCACTGGTACGGGTCTGGGGGCGCGATTGGCAGCAGCGATTACGCCGCGCCCTTGCACCCAATCAGTGGGGATTCGTATTACAAGGCCAACCCGCAGATGCGCGTCGGCACGCGACTGGTGGGCGCAATCCGCGGGTTGATTTTCCCGTACCACAGCATGATCAGCTTTACCCAAGGTGTAGCGCTCCCGGGGTATACAGGCGCGGTGGTCGTGGGGGTCAAGATGAATTTTTCTAATAACGCCAACTACTACGGCCAGATCGCCATCGACACTCTGGGGCCTTGGCCGTGAGCGTGGTGGTCTACAGCGATCCCATGATTGCGATAGCCCAGCCTGGCTATGGTTATGTCGCGGGCGAGTCACCGGGCATTGTCACAATCGACAACGTACCGGGGCGGGCCGCTGTCGACCTGCTGCGCCGGTCGGATCATGTGTGGTTGCGGCGGCAGTACAGTCAGAGCAATGGCACGTACCGATTTTCAACAATACCGCTCGGCGTTGAGTACGACATCATCGGCCGTGACCTCACCAACACCTGGGGCGATGTCATCGTGTCGCGCGTGCAGCCGTACGCGCCGCCGCAAATCAGCAACGCCTCGCTTGCCTTCGCCGCCGGCAACCCGGCCACAACGCAGATGGCCGCGCTGTACGGCGGCGCGGAATTGACGTGGAGCATTGATGTGCTGCCGCCGGGCCTGAGCCTGAGTCCTGGCGGCTTGTGGAGCGGCACCCCAACCGCCGGCAGCACGCCGGTAGTGGTGACCGTGGTCGACGAGTTCGGCGAGTCTGGCTCCCGCGCATATACCGTTGTGGTCACGTGAGGCCGATGACGCATGCTGGTCATTCCTACCGGGCGCCGCGTCGGGATCACATTTACGCAAGCCTGGCTGTCCGTGGTGGGGCGCCGTGTGGCGGCGCGCCTGGGGCCGCCCGATCCGCCGCCGCCGACCCCGGAAATCATTGGCGATGTGACCGCCGGCCCGCGGCTGCGCTGGGGTGGGCTTGCCCCGCAGTTGCGCTCCGTGTGCATGGCGCCACTGGCCTTCGAGCAGATCACGCCGTACGTGGGCGCGGACTGGGGCGGGCTGGGCGCGCAGGTGTCCCGGTTGGCAGTGCTGTGGGGCGGCATGCAGCCGCAGCGCAAGCAGGCGGCATTGTGCTGGGGCGATGGCCAGCCGTTGGCGGTCGCCGCGCTGCGCAGTCCGTGGGATACGCCGCCGCCGGTGTTGAATGGTACGCGCGCCGCCTGGCACGGTTGGGGAGCCTCTCTGGAACGCAGCAGCACGGCGCTGTGGACGGTGCCGCCGAGCCAGGAGCGTGCGACAAGGCTGCCGTGGGGCGGATTGCTGGCGTGCACGCGCACCGGGCGCATGCCGTGGTCGGTGCCGCCCAAGCTGCAGGCACCCAAGCGCATCCCGTGGGGCTACGGACACGGGCTGGAATGGGTGGTGCGGCCGCCGCCGAGCCCGACGCCGCCGTTCGTGGCCAAGCCCGTTGTCGGGCGGCAGGTGGGGCTGCATTTCCGCTGTCACGAATACCCGCATTCCGGGCGGCGTGTGCCGGTGCGGTTTGGAAACTTGGCGTGCTTCGCGGCACGCCCGCTTGCGAGGGCATACGTCGTGTTGAATGAAATCGAAGTTGTCCGCCTTCCGGACCTGCTGCCGATTGCGGTGGATGCGGTGGCTCTGGCCAGCGGCCGCGACGCCTGGTGCTGGGAGGCGCAGGTGCAGCTGGCGGACCCGGGCCAGCTGGCGCAGGTGCAGCCGACCGTGGCCGGCCCGCGGCAATTGCGTATCACGCTAAACGGCTACGTGTGGGTGATCGCGGTGGAGGCGTTCGACAAGGGCCAGGTGTTTGGGCAGACCAGCGTCAACCTACGCGGCCGCAGCGTGACCGCGCAGCTGGCGGAGCCGTACGCCGCGCCGCGCGCGCGCGAGGAAGCCGCCGCGCGCACCCTGCACCAGCTAGCCGATGCGGAAGTGGACGGTAGTGCGATCGCGCTGGATTTCGCGGGCGTCGATTGGTTGGTGACCGGCGGTGCCTGGTACTACGACGGCCTGACCCCGATGGCCGCGCTGATCCGGATTGCCGAGGCCGGCGGCGGGGTGGTGCAGTCGCATCCCTCGCTGCCGCAGGTGACCATCGCGCCGCGCTACCCGGTGTCGCCGTGGGACTGGACCACGACCGCGCCGGATGTCGAGATCCAGGACGACATCGTGACCGGTACGCGCCTGCAGCTGCAGAGCCGGCCGCCGTTCGATGCGGTGATCGTGGCCGGCGAGAAGGTCGGTGTGGCGGCGCGCGTGGTCCGCGAGGGCGAAGCCGGGCAGACCTATGCGCCGCAGCAGGTGGACCAGCTCATCACTCACGCCGATGGCGCGCGCGAGCGCGGCCGCAACGTGCTGAGTGACCGCGGTGGCCAGGCCAGCATCGAACACGACATCCCGCTGTTCGCCGCGCCACTCGGCAGCGGCCAGCCAGGCCTTGTGCAGCCGTTGCAGCTGGTGCGCCGCATCGCTGGGGAAGGCACGTGGCACGGCTTGGCCAGCGGCGTGCGCATCAGCGCCACCCGGCAAGACAAGGCTATCGATATCGTTCAAACCGTCACCATCGAGAGGCGCTACACCGATGCCGACTGACCTCTGGCGCCAATTCTCCGGCCTGCTGCCCGCTCGCCCGCGGCTGCTGGCCACCGTCGTCGCCCACAACGCCGACGGCACCAGCTCGCTAGTCACCGCCGACGGCCAATCCCTGCGCGCTTGGGGCCAGCTGGACGGCGCCACGATTCCCTACAACGTGTTCGTGGCGGAAGGGAAGTTGGAGGCGGCTGCGCCGAATCTGACGCTGTTGCAGCTGGAAGTCTGATTGCGTTGTGCCGCACCCGGCGGTACCGTTGATTTTCAGAACGGAGATTGGACCATGCGTCGCATCCTCTTGGGCCTCGCCCTTGTCATCGCCTGCGCCGCTGCGCACGCAGATTCCTACCGCTTCAGCGGCGGCCTGGTCATGGATGGTGATTCCGTCGCCACGCTGATCAAGCACGCGGGCCAGCCCAGCCGAATCGTCCAGCTGGAAAACAGGTTTGGCGCGGCCGTGGGCGAGCGCTGGGACTACTACATCGATGACAAGCTGGTGTCGTTCTACATCACTGGCGGGCGCGTGACCTCGATTTCCGAGGCGAGGTAGCTTCAGGTCAGAGCTGCCGGCGGCAGCGGGAGAGCGGCGGCCACGTCTTCGGCGGTGCGCAGGTGGCCGGTGCGGCGGTCGATTTCCAGCAGGCGCGAGCCACCCCGCTTGGTCACCAGCAGCATGTGGATGATGCCGCCCCATTTGCGCTTCGGGCCGGGGGTGACGCCGCGGTTGTAGATGACGATACGGCTGAAGGTGTCGGCCACCAGTTGCCTTGCGCGCAACCGCGCATCTGTTTCCAGCGCCGTTACGCCCTCCGCCAGCGCGGCCCAGGCGTCTGACAGGGCCGGCGTGCTGACCGTGGCAACGGCCGCGAGCGCGGCCTCCAGATCGTGGCTCCGGGCATTGACGGACGCCAGTTCTGATTCCAATACGTGCGCGCGGCGCAGGAAGGCCGCCGGCGCTTGCCCTGAGTCGCCTGTTTCCAGGGCTTCGGTGATCCGGTCCAGCTTGGCCTGGAGCGTGGAAGCCTCTACGCGTGCCGCTGCCAGCTGTGCGGCAAAGATTTGGCCGTTGTCGCCGCCGGACAGCAGGGCGGCAAGGTTCATGCGGTCCGCGCAGTAGTGCATCAGGGCGTGTTCAATCGGTACCGTGCTGCAGCTTCCGCCACCGGGGCAGCCCGGGCCGTTGCTGGTGTTGGCGCATATCAACCGCCGATGACCGAATTGCGGGCCGCCGTCCTCGCGCCGCTTGCGCGTCATCAGGTTCTGGCTGACCAGCGCCCCGCCGCAGTAACCGCAGCAGGCGATGCGCAGTCCGGTGATCAGCGCCGGGATGGTGCCCACGCCGCGCTGGCCGCGCCGCTGCGCGGCGAGCTGCTGCAGGGCGTCGAATTCCGTCACGGACAGCAGCGCGGGGTAATAGCCGGCAAGTCGATATTCGGTGCCGTCGACCGTGAGCACCTTCTCGCCGACCAGCGCTCGGTTGCGGAACAGCTTGTAGAGGTGCTGGGACGCATTGCCGTTGCGGGTGTACTGCATACCCATTTCGCTGAGCCTGCGCACGGTCTTGATCCCGCCGTGGCCGCCGCTGAACATGCGGATTGCGAGACGCACCGCCTCGGCGCGCTCCGGTGCCAGTTCCCAGCCGCCATCGACTGCCTCTTGCAGCCAGTGCGGATCCCGACCACTGCGCACCTTTCCGCGGTACGTGCCTGCCATCCATCCCAGGCACTGTCGATGGATGGCCGCGCGCACGCGCTTGCTCTTGGTGTCGGATTCTTCGTGCGCGCGGATCATGACCAGCAGCGAGTAGACCAGGTCCATCGGCTGCGCCTTCAAGCCCTCGCGGTTGTATTCGCGTCCGTCGGACGCAGTCACCACGGTAATCCCGGCATTGATGATCTGCGCCAGCTGCGCTTGCGCCTGGATGGGTTCGGCGCGCGACAAGCGATCCAAACCCTCCACGATCAGCACCGAGCCGGGCGCGATCGCGCCGTCATCGATGGCCGCCAGAAACGCGCCGAGCGCGCCCCTGGTCACGTGCCGCTGGTGATAGGCGGACAGCCCTTCGTCCAGCATGGTAAGGCTGGCATCCAGCTCAATGCCGCGCTCGGCCGCCCATCGCCGGGCGTACTGCAGTTGCCGATCCGCACTGCTGCCCGCCGCTTGCTTCGGATCGGAGAATCGCAAGTAGCTGTAAACTTTGGGTTTTGCAGCCACAGTCGGGCCCATGACAGTCAGCGAGCGTAAAAGTATAGGGTTTATAAGCTTGGGGTGCCCATAAGTTCGCTTTCCTATACTTTGCAGGGCCTCGCTTTACTCATTTCAAACGCCCCGCGGACTCGCGCCGACCCGGCTCTTTCAACCTCACATGATTACTACTAATTCCGCTATCCCTGTTCATAGTGTTTCTGCGGAACATCCCCGGCCCGTTTCTCGGATCGCCGCGCCAGTGCTGCGGGTTGGCTGAATCTGGCGGGGTTATTCTGGAATTGTGCGAGTCAATCACTTGTTAGAGGGCTCGGCCAGTTCTACGGCAGCTGCAAAGATCAACATCTGCAACATGCCGTCATCGGTTCTCTCGGCCATTGCCATCGCTGCCTTTAAGTGGCTGCAATGCATCTTTATCGCCGCACGCTTTATGGCGGTGCCGTAATCAGTCATCTTTTCCGTGTAACGTTCGCCAAGCAGGAATCTGGCGCTATCACGGCACTTGTAGAGTTTCGCGGCAATTTCGATTTGCTGTTGCATGTGTCCGCCCTCTAACAATTCGTTCAAGCCGAGCCCGCTTCGCGGTCTCGGTGCGGTTTGAAGCATCCGGCCAGCGGGCCGGCTTAACTCAGGCGTTAGGCGGCAATCGGGGTCTGCAACGCCCGCCAGTTGTTGTCGATAACCTCATGGCAACCACGGCACCGGAAGATGCACCAGCCGCTGTGCTGCATGTCCTGGCGGTCGGGGTAGATATATCGGTTGCCGTCGCTCCGGCACGTCTTGGCAACGCTATTTCGCACCAGCGTCACCGCCTCGCCGCACTTCCCGCATTCCCCGCTGATTCGTTCTTCCTGCGCCATGTTTATCGCTCCGTGTGGTTGCCGCCTAACAATTCGTTCAAGCCGAGCCAGCTTCGCGGTCTCGGCGCGGATTGAAACTTCCGGCCAGCGGGCCGGCTTAACTCAACTGTTAGATCCCACTACGGTGAAACCCAGCCCGCTCTCCATGAGCGCGTCCAGGTTCCTCGCGCCATACGCCACCAGGCATATCGGCGCACCGCTGTTGAACGGCGCTCGGCGGCCGTCCACGTAGTGGAAATGTGGTCGTGAGCGCAGGAACAGCACGCCGGCTGCGTGTCCCCACACCGTCTCGTAGAACATTGCGGTTTCGGTGCGCGCCGGGATCAGCGCCACGCCGTTGCCGTGGTCGCGCATCCGCCGCAGCCACTTCACCGCCTCGCGGCCAAACGGCGGGTTGCACCACACGCGCCCGTGCCACGGCTGCGCCAGTCCATCGTCCTGCACGGTGTAGTGCTGCGACGCTGTGGCCCACGGCCTGTTGACCGGGCTGCACGGGTCCAGGTCGAACGCGCCCAGCGCAGAGACGATCTCCGGCGGCGTCAGCCATTCGTCGTTCTTCATCCTGGCGCTTTGGTGTCCGCTCAGTCCCACGCTGCCATCCTCGCGGCTGCCCGCTTAATCCGTCCGTTGAACCAGCGGCGGATCGCGTACCCGCGCACCAGGCTGATTGCCGTGAACCACGCGCCTATCCAAAGGTTCGTGGAAAGAGAAACCGCAATTCCAAACGCCGGGAAGATCACCAACTGCGACCCCAGCGCAATCACGTAGCCGATCGCTGTGTTGATCGCGGTTTCGGCCATTGATTCAAGTCGTGATTGCTGCATTGGGGCTCCAAGAGTGGGATCTAACAAGGCGTTCAAGGCCGACACCGCTACGCGGTGCGGCTTAACTCGGTGTTAAGCCCGCTACTCGATTTCCACATCAGGCGGTTCAGGCGTCTCGTTCCACATGACCAGCGCCCAGGCCATCGCTGCGGCGGTCAACCAGAAGGCCATCGAGACCGCGTTCACCTGCCCCACTACGAGTAGGACGGCCAGCAGGATGTAGGCGACCAGACATAGCGTCATCGTTTTCATGCGTGTTCTCGATGGTCGGATGGGGCTGTGCAATCTGAATCAGTGGTTCCCGCAGAATCCGAAACCACGCGAATGTGGCCGAGCCCCTGCAGGAAATTTCGATAGGCGCGACAGCTGGCGTCGAAGGCTTGGCGGGTGATGCCTGCATCACTTGTGATGACGCCGCCGCTTTCATCGATGACCGCCAGGCGTGCCGGGCGTCCATCGGGGAGCGTCACGATGAGGCCTTCTATGGCGCTAGCCGCGATGATAGGAGCGGCGTGTTGTGTGCCGTCAGTCATGATCGACTTCCTTGAAGCGGAGCGTGACTGCCCGGCCCTCTTGCCGGGCAGGGAAGCGGCGCGGTGTTGCCGCGATGGCAAGCCAAGCGAACCGGCGATGCAATGCGTTCTGCAGACGGTGGCAGCTGGCGTGTTTCAGGTGGCCGGCATAGCTGGCGGCGGTTGCCTGCAGGGCGCGAAGCGCGCTTGGGGTGGCGCAGATATGGCCGTTGTGCACATGGCGCGCTTCCCATGCAGCGAAGGCCTCGCAGGCATGGGCGACCACGCGGCGGCGTGCCAGCGTGTGCGTGGGGCGGATCACGTAGCCAAGGAAGTCGATGCCGTCGCCCAGCGGGCGCAGCTTCACGTCGGCCTTGAGGGAGAGCCGCAGGCGTTGCGCGAGAAATTGCTCAATCTGGCGTTGCCAGGCGACCAACTGTTTGCGATCGCGGCGGAGTAGCGCATGGGTGGCCTGCAGCGCCTGGTGTGATACGCCGGCACGCATCAGTACCGGCTTCAGCAGCCGCCACAGTGTGGCGCGATGGATCGAATTGAAGTAGTTGTGGATGTCGAGCTGGAGGTAGTACCCGCCGCCTTGCCCGCTGGCCACCTGCCGAACGAAGCACTGCAGTCGCCGCACGGCGGCATGGCTACCTTTGCCACGGCGATTGGCGTAGCTGTCGAAGATGAAGCGCGGCTCGTAGACCGCTTCCAGCTGCGGGACCAGCCAGTGGTGCACCACGCGGTCGCCGAAGTCGGGCGCGTGGATCTCGCGCGCCTTCGGGCGGGTGGCAATGAAGCAGGTGCTGGGACGCGGTTGCCACCGGCCGGCGTTGACCTCGCGCTGTAGCTGCAGCAGGCGATCCGCCCATTGCATGTCGAAGGCCAGCTGGTTGCGGCTGGGCTTCTTGCCTCGGCGCGCAGCGCGCCAGGCGTTGTAAAGGGCGCGCAAGGGAATGCCCTGCGCACCTGCACCCTGACACTCGCCGGAAGGCGACGCACGCACCGCGCGCACGAAGGCGTTGTTGTTGTCGCGGTGGTTGTTATTGGCGTTGCCGTTGTTGAAGCTGACGATCCACGCGTGATCGGAAGACCACGCCTCCGCGCCCACTTGCAACTTCGCCGGCCAGCCAAACGGGTAGGACGGCGTTGTCATTGGTTGGCCCCTGCATTAGCGGAGGCGGGGCGCGTGCCCAGTGTCTCGGCGCGCTGCGGTGCCTTGTGGGGCGCTGCATTCTGGCCGTTGGGGTGCTGCTGGTGCCGGTGCCATGCACCGGCTTGCCTACCCAGGTCTTCCGCTTTGCGGATCAGGGCATCGAACTCTTTGAAGCTGCGGAACGCCTTCAGTTCCTGGCCAAGCTGCAGGGTGGTCTTGATTTCATCGACTGCCCACCGCAGTTGCTCCGTCCAGTAGAGCTGCCGTGCGCGATCACGCCACGCGCGGTTGCAGAGCCGCGCCACCTCGCGGGCGTTGGCCCGCAGCTCTTCGCCCAGGCCATAGCGGTGCCGGCGCGGGAACGTCGTGGCGGCCTGCTCCACCATGACCAGCATGGTGCGAGACGCTTTGGCGATAGGTGGCAATTCGTAGGCCATGATCAGCTCAGAGAGGCAAAGTCACTGGCCGGAAGGCGACGCACGCACCGCGCGCACGAAGGCGTTGTAGTAGTCGCGGCGGCTGCTAACGGCGTTGCCGTAGCTGAAGCAGACGACCCACGCGAGATCGGAAGACCACGCCGTGATGGTGCTGCTCCAGTACCAATCGGAGTGCGTGCCCGGGAATGCCTCAGTGTCGATCGCCGGCGAATACCGCGAGTGGTCCGCCAGCGCGAACAATTCCCCCACGGTCGGCAAGCGCCAGTCCTTGTGGCCGGCGAGGTCGAGGTCAGTACAGATGTTCTCGGCTTGGCGGTGGGTAACATTCTCCGCGCTGAGCGTCGCCTTCGACCACATGAGGCCCGTGGTGTTGTCGGTAACGGTGCCGTCGGCGTTGTCGACGAAGCGCGGAGAGGCGGGGGTGGAAACCGCGGCTGCGGTGGCGTTCATGGCTGACTCCTTGGGCTAGATCAGAAAGGCCGAGTTACTGGCCGGAAGGCGACGCACGCACCGCGCGCACGAAGGCGCTGTAGTTGACGCGGTGGTCGTAACTGGCGTAGCCGTTGACGAAGCTGACGACCCACGCGTGATCGGAAGACCACGCGCACGGCGTGCTGCTCCAGTACCAGCTGGACTGCGTGTCAGGGAACCGGGCGGGGTCGACGGCGGGGCCGTGACGCGAGAGGTCGAGAATCGACTCCAGCTCCATACGCGTGGGCAGGCGCCAGCCTTCGCCAAGTGCGGCGCATGCGGCCTCGGCCTTCTTGTAGGTCGCGCGCTCGCCGTCGCAGAGCGTGGCACTCCACTCCAGGGTGCTGTTCACCGCCGTGACGCTGGCCTGAGGGAGTGCAGGGCTCTCAGCCTTCCCGGTGTCGATTTCGATGGTGTGCTCGATCGCGCGGTCGCCAAGCTCTGTGCGGTGGGTGACGCGGACATTGAACTGGTTCATGGTGGCCTCTTGTGTGCGCTTAGCGCGAATCGGTTGGGGTGACGGCACCGGCCACGCCCAGCACCGGCGGAAGTTCGATGAAGCGGTTGCAGTGCGTGCCTACCAGGTCCGGCCCGGTGAAACCCTGCCTGGCTTCGTGCTGGGCGCTGCCGTTGTGGTCCACGTGGCGGCGGCAGATGGCGCAAGCCGGCAGATCATTGCCGCGGCAGAGGGCGTACCAGCGCGGCATCAGGAAATGTCCTTTTGGCTGATCGGCTGTAGGACACTGTCCAACAGCGCATCGATGCGGTCGCGCAGCGCGACAACCGTGGCGGACGTGGTCAGGTCAAGCGTGCGCAGGGACTCGCCCAGGGCGCGCGCACGGCTGGCGGTGAGGCGTTCCATCAGTGCCCCAGCAGCGTTGTGGCGATGCCTGCGAGCTTGTCTTTGGCTGCCTGCAGGTCTTGCTGCAGCGTTTCAATGGCGCGCTTGTCCAGCTTCCATTCGGCGGCGCGCTGCTCGTAGATGTCGGCGTTGATGTCGTTGCTGTTGCCGCGTTCGGCGTGGGCAACGGCTTCAAGGAACTCGGGCCCGCTCATGGCGGTAGCGTGGTACATGGCAATGTCTCCGGGCATGGTCAGATGGCGCCAGCTGCGGGCCGGCGGCGTTGCGAAGGGCGGCGGAGGGGTGGCACTTCTGTGCGGCTGTGATCGAAGCGCAGCGGGTTGCCGCTGTCGTAGGGGCCGAGCACCTGGACCACGCCGCCGCGGGCCTTGAACTCGGTCACGGTCTCGATGCCGCGCGGTGTCAGCGTTATGGCGCTGGGCAGGGTACGGTCGTTGAAGCTGGCCAGCATCGCGTTGACCAGCGCGTTGGCGGTGCGACGGGTGACCACCTGGCGCTCGGCAATTTGCCCGGTAGGGCGGAAGCCCTTGCAGCCCCGCACCAGCGTGGCGTTCGGGGCAGCTGCGGCACACTGCAGGGCTTCCCGCAGCTTGGGGGTAAGTTCCATTAGAGGATCCTCGTGGTGGCCCAGCGCAGCACGTCCTGCGCCTGGGCGAATGTCAGCCCGCCCGGCGTGCGGGTGTTGTCTTGGAATGACAGTCCGGTGAGCAGGGATTGCGCGCGCATTCGCGCATCGGTTTCCGACGGGAACACCGGTTCGCTGAGTTGGGTCCAGCGCTTGATCGCCGGTTTCGGAAGCAATCGAACGATGGTGCTCGAAGTTTTGACGGCAGCGAGGGCGCGCATGTCAGCCTCCGTGGTAGTGGGCCGTGAAGCGCCCCGGCGCACACGCCGGGGCGCGTTGGTCACGGGGTGAAGGTGCCGATGACGAGCGCGGCATGGCTTTCTAGTTCGGCCAGCAACGCGGTCTTGAAGTCCTGGGCGATGGCTTCCTTCTCGCCGTCCAGGTTGCGGATGCGGAACTGGAGCGCTGCCTTGCCGCCAGCCTCGCGCACGTTCACGCGCAGCCAAAGCCCGCGTTCCGGCAGCCCGGCGTACGGGGTGCAGGTGAAGCGGATGAATGCCGGCAGGGTGCTGGCGCCACGGGCTTCCACCTGTTCCAGGGCGCTGCGGCTGGTGCCGTGGGTACGTTCTTCGCTGGTGGCTTCGCTGGTGGCGCTGATGGTCAGCTTGCGCAGGGCGTTGTACGTGGGCAGCGTTGGCAGATCGTTGCCTTCATCGTCCGCGTACGTGATGTGGTCCGCCCAGTCCTGCAGCCAGTTCAATGCGTCCAGGTGCTGGAGGGTGCTGCCGTGCGCGCCGATGAGGGCGGAATAGGCCGGCGATGCCTTCAGTGCAAGGTGGGCGGTATCGTCGCCGTGGCCTGGCCTTTCCGGCGTGCCGAGATTGAACAGCATGGTGGCGGACAGCTTGTCGCCGTCGATGAAGCCCGGGGCCTTTTCACCTTCGCTGACGCGACTCTTCACGTAGAGAATGAAATCTGAAAGCGAGTTGGTGGCGAGCCTGCCGCGGAAGCGGCGGCGATGAAGCTGGAATTGCTCGGTGTCGATCGCGCGGAAGTTGTCCGGAGCGATGCGCATGGCGATGTTGTGGTTGGCGTCGTTGAGGTGTTCAGTCGCGGCGATGGCAAGGTCGCGAACTTCCGCGATGGCGGTGCTTGACGTGAGCGCTTCCATGCTCAGGCCTCCTGCTTCTGGCCCAGCGGCAAGTTCTGCTGGGTGTCCGGGAAGATGGAGAGGTAGCCGCTGCGGTTGACGTGCATCGGCGTGTTGGTGGCGTCGTCCTCGGTCACGCTGCCCTTGGCGGTGGGCTTGAGGTACGAGAGCTTGTGGGTAACCGCGACTTGGTTGGAGTCGCCGATGGGCTTCATGCTGAAGGACAGCGAGACCTTGCCGGTCTTGCGGTGGGTGATGGCACCCTCCGCGGCTTCGCGCAATGCCGCGGTGACTTTCTGTTCGAAGACGCCGGCGTCGAATTCGCCGATGAGTTCTCCGAACGCTTGGGTTGCTTTCTGGTTCATGGTGACCTCTGGTGGATGCCGCGGGGCGCGGCGAAGGGCGGCGCTGGCGCGCCGGGTTAGGTCGGCGGGAAGGTGCTGCCGGGTTCGATGGCCGTGACTGCTGCCTGCACACGTCGCAAGAAACCTTCCATGGGAAGCGCCACATGGACGGCTTCCGTATCGTCATCGGCGTCGACGGTGAATTCCGCTTTGTCGATTAATTCCAGCAGGCCGACTACTGCCGCAGGGCGATTGCTCTTCACCACGTAGCGACGGCGCGACACGCGCGAATAACGCTTGCGCGTCAGCAATTGCTCCACTGCAGCGTCATGTCCGCTTCCCTGTGCGGTGAACAGCACCCTGCCACGGTCGCCGTCGTACAGCGTTGCGAAGTGTTTGCCGCCCGGGTAAGCGGGGTTCATCACGTGGATTTCCAGTGGCGCGGGGCGGCTCATGCGATCACGCCCGCCACGCGGCCTGCGCCCACGATCAGCGCACCAATGGCCCCCAGCACAATGGCGGCGTTGATGGTGTCGATGGCCATGATCCGACCGGCCAGGCGCTTCATGCCCGTGGCTCCGGCAGGGCCGCGCGCAGCATGTAGCCGCGCCCTCGCACGGATTGGATATCCACGCCAGCCTGCGCATCGCGCAGCTTCCGACGGATGCGGCTAAGCATGACCTGAGTGACGTTCGACGCTGCGTCCTTGCGCTGCGGGAAGGCTTCGTCCAAAGCGAGTTCCAGCGCCTGGAGAGTGGTCATGTCGCGACCGGCATTCGCCTGCGTGGCGACCAGTGCCCGAAGGAGCGCATATTCCATTGCGGTCAGGTCGAGCGGCTTGCCAGCCACGCGCACGGTGTCTGGGGTCAGGCTGAGGGTGGCGAAGGCATTCATGCGGTGCCGCCCATCTGCGCACGCTGGAATACGCGGGTTGGCGTTGGCTGGTTTGGCAGGCGTACGCGGCTGGCGCGGTAGCCCAGGGCGTTCATGGCGGCCGTGATGCGCATTGACGCGGATCGCGTGGCAGGTGTGCCGGGCAGCGCCCCATCAAGGATGGCGTGGGTGGTCAGCGGCGCGGTGCAGTCGGTTTCAAGCCAGGCGCGGATGGTTTCGACCCACGGATCGGGCGCGACGACGACGGGCCGGCCGGTGGCGGAGTGCACCGCGGCCGCACTGGCATAGCCCTCCACGAGCAGTGCTGCCGCGTGCCGACGGCGGTTCACGACCAGCACGTATGCGTTGAGCGCGAGCGCAATCAGGCTTAGCGCGAGGGACAGGTAGGTAAGCATTGACCGCCTCCACGTGGTGGAGGGCTGCCAAGGCAGGCCGGGGACGCGGACTGCCTTGGCGCCGGAATGCTGGTCAGGGGGTGGCCAACGATCCCGGGTGCCCTGCCAGACGGGTGCCTGGCAGAGCAATAATTAGGTACTACCTAATGGATGTCAATAGGTCATGCCTAATAATTTAATCGATGGTGCAATCTGCGAGCCACGGGGAGCCTCCCGTTGCGCCTTCCCCGATGCACAACACGGTCAACGATTGGCCCTTTCTTAGGGTGGCAGCCAATCCTGGGCGCAGGCCGCTCGCTCGCACGGGCATGAATTCATTGATCGTCGCAAGAGAAACAATGGCGCCGCCAGTCAACCCCGCATCGATGCTCTGAATTGCCCCGGAGACGATCAGCGCCCTTCCGCGATATTCCATGTCCGCACTGATTTCGTTTGCGTTGTAGGCATCGAACAATTCGGATGCGGTCACGCGAATTGGTGCCGCCGAAGCGGCGGAGGAATTGGTTGATGCTGCAGTGGTGGGTGCGGCTGGTGGTGTTGCCGGAGTGGGCGAGGGCGTGTCGGAAGAACACGAGCGGAACAAGATGTAGACGATGATGGCGGCAATGATCGTCGCAGCAGTTCCGGGGTTGCCTGGCGCAGCTTTCACCGACCCGCTTGACGTGGCAGCGGCCTTCGCCATCTGCAATGCAACGCGGCTGTAGATTGCACTGCATTGCGGGCATTCTTCGTTCGTGTCCCCGGTGGCCTGCTTGTTGGCGAAGCCGCATTTCAGGCACTCACGAATCGCACCCATCTCAGCCCCCTTGGCGGTAGATGAATTCTCCGTGGATTTTCAGCAGCTCAGCTTGGTCCGGGCCAATGATTTCATCGGGGAATCGCTTCTTGTCGAGGTTGTCGCTTTCCAGCACCCAGCTTCCGTCAATGCCGCGCCTGATGCGTTTGATTTTCAGGCCATCCGGATGTTCGATGAGGAAAATCGCGCCGGACCTCGGACGTGTTTTTGACTTGTCAAAAATCACGATGTCACCATCGACGATGAACTCCGCCATGCTTTCCCCGTCGGCCCAGATTGCCAGCGCATTTTCCGGCTTTACCTTGTAACGGCGGAACCATCCCGGCTCCTTGATTAATGGCGACCGCGCTTCGTCATCCCAGTTGATGCTGCCGCCTCCGCACGAACCTCTAGCCTCCGTAAATGCAATCGAGCCCGCGGCGTATCCGTCTGGAGCTTCCTGCACGCCATAGCCGGCGGGTTTGGCATTGCTGGCCTTATCGCCGAAGTAGAGTTCATCGAATGACGCGCCGTGGTCTTCAGCGATGCGCCGTGCCAGGTCTGTGGCGGGCCGGAAGCGGCCGTTGAGCCAATCATTCGCGGTCACTGTGCTGACCTTGTAGCGGTTGGCGAGGTAGGTGCCGGCCCCATGCCGTGCGCGGCCGGACTTGGCCAGAAGTTCCACTAGCCGGTGGCCGAAGGCCAGATTTTCTTTGGTAGTCGCGTGCTTTGTCTTAGGCATTCCCTAATGTTCCCGCGCTGCGAATTAGGAATGCCCTATTGACAAACAATATTAGGACAGACCTAAAATAGTCCGCATGAGTGAAGACCCTCTGAATCGCGCAATCGAGGCCGTCGGGAGCCAGCAGGCGCTGGCCGACGCTTTGGATATCAAGTCGCCCAGCATTTCCGGCTGGCGTCAGGCTGGCCGGGTGCCCGTGGAAAGGTGCGTGGCCATCGAGCGGGCGACCGCAGGCAGTGTTACGCGTTACGAACTGCGGCCTGATGTGTTTGGCGAACCGCCTGCTGCGATTGGCGGGCGGCCTGAAGCCGGGCAGGTGGCGTGATGCGTTCATTCCTGCGCCCCGTCTTTACATTCGCAGCGCTGCTGCTGACCCTGGTCATGGTGGGCGCGGCGGTATTGTGGGTGATCGAACGTCACCTGGAAAAGCATCGCCACTGTTTCGCCTATGCCCCGCTCAGCGTGGAACGCGCGGAGCGGGGTGAAGGCCAGGCGGACGGGGAAGGGCAGGACGTTGTGCATGGCTGCAGCGTCCCGCAAGGCGGCAGCTCAAACCACGTTCGGTCGGCCGCCCCGTGAACGTGGAGGACGCTTTCCACGCGTTGGTGCACGACTACCCCGGCGGGAGCGAATCGCTTGCGCCTCGGATGGGGATGTCCGCTGCGGTATTGCGCAACAAGGCCAACCCGGAGTGCGCGACGCATCTGGCGTCCGTGCGTGATCTTCGCAGGGCCTTGACGCTATCGGGAGACCTGCGGCCATTGCATGCGCTCTGTGCGGAATTCGCTGGCGTGTTTGTTCCGATGGCTGATGGCGAGCCGGCGGACGATATGGCGGTGTTGGAGCTGATCGCTTCGGTATGGGCTCGCAATGGGGACCTGGGGCAAGCGGTTCATCTCGCATTAGTTGACCGGGATTTGACGCAGCAGGAGCTTTCGTCGATCAAGGCGTCCGCTTATTGCGCGCAAGAGCGGATCGCGGCACTGGTCAAGAGGTTGGAAGGAATGGCCCAGCCGGCGGGTGCCAGCGATGGCTGATCGCTTGGATGAAGCCCAGCAATTGGCCGCTGACCGGGCAAGCGATGCGGTGGCAGCGCATGCACGGCGGGCAAGGCCCGAAGGCTTGACCCATTGCGAGGATGACGGCTGCGGGGAACCCATCGCACCGCACCGCACCGCGGATGGTGCGCGGTTATGCATGGATTGCCAGAGGGTCGCAGAGGCTAGGGCGACGCACCTCGGAACATGGGGGCGCAGGTGACGCATGCCAGCCGCGCGACGCCAGTATCGCGCAGTACACAAGCCGGGCTATCCCGGCACGGCGCAACGCCTCAGCGAGTGCATGGGTCTACTGCTCTCGGATGCGCCTGTAGCTCCCGAGCGAGCTGCAGCCTTGGAACGGGAATTGGCCCTTGCGCCTTACCGCAAGCATCCACAGCAGGAATTCGATCTGTCCGCATGAGGCCAATGTGTGCGCCTTCGCGCGGGCTTCCCAGTCCCGTCTTGCCCCCGCTCCCCCAGGGATGCGGGAAGAGCTTCGCGCATGCGAGGTATGGCGGCGCGGCGCGCGCGAAGTTGGATTTGAGCGGGCCGGATGTGGGTCCTCCCCTTGGGGGGGGCGTAGCGGGTAATGAGAGGCGCATTTTCTGTGTAGTCAGTGGGTCGCGGAGTTACTGAAATGCACGCGGCCAACTATGACGACGTACTAGGTCAATTGCTCGATGCCGGCCTGATCATCCCGCCCGGCGAAGGCCTGCGCATCGGCACGCACAAGCCGGTGCGCGAGTTCACTCAGGACGGCGGGCGCGAGCGGCGTGGCTGGTACCTGCTGAAAGAGTGGTCCCCGTCCGTTGACCGCCTCCTGATCGTCGGCAGTTTCGGCGTGTGGCGCGGCAACGAGAAACACGCGCAGAAGGTGATCCTGCCCAAGGATGATGTCGGCCGCATCACGCCCGAACAACGCGCCGCGATGAAGCGCATGTACGCGGAAGCCGCGAAGGCTGCGGAACTCCAGCGCGAGAAAGAAACCGCAACCGCCGCTGAGCGCGCGCGCCGCGTGTGGGCGCGCCTGCTGCCGGACGGCGATTCGCCCTACCTCGCATCCAAGGGCATCATCGGCCACGGGGTGAAGTACACCGAGCACGGCACCGCCGTGCTGCAGCTCAACGACACCGCCGGCAAGGTGCACGGCCTGCAATTCCTGCGCACGCCCGCGCAAGCGAAGGAATCCGGCCGCCACGCCAAGGAATTTTGGCCGCCCGGCCTGGCCAAAAAAGGCCATTTCCACCTGCTCGGCCACGAGCCGCACTGGATCGTGCTGCTCGCCGAAGGCTACGCCACCGCCGCCTCGCTGCACGAGGCCACTGGCTACCCCGTGGTCTGTGCCTTCGATGCTGGAAACCTGCCGCCCGTCGCGGAAGCCCTCCGCAAGCGATGGAAGCAAACCCGCATCCTGGTCTGCGCCGACGACGATTGTTTCACCGACGGCAACCCCGGCGTGACCGCCGCCAGCGCCGCGGCCATGGCTGTGTCGGGCGAGTGGATGCGCCCGGTCTTCGCGGACGATGCCGCCCGCCGTGCCGCGTACGAAGCCAACGGCCGCAAGCTCACCGACTTCAACGACCTGCAAGCCATCGAAGGCGCCGCCGCCGTGCGCGCCCAGGTCTCCGCCCGCATCACGGAACTCCGCTGGGGGCCTCCGGAATTGCGCGGCGTCTCATCCTCCTCCACCGGGGGGGCGGGGTACAAGCTGAAAGCGATGCAGTCGCTCGACGAACTGCTGCCGCGCTTTGCCACCCTGTATGGCGGCAAGGAAGGCGTGTTCGACGGCGTCGACCATGCCATCGTCAGCGAAACCGACGTGCGCAACCTGTGCGCGCGGTCCGAGCTGTTCAAGGCCTGGAAGGAACATCCGGACCGCCGCATCCATCGGCTGGACGAAGTCGGTTTCGACCCCGCCTGCACGGACACCGCCGTCACCTGCAACCTGTGGGGTGGCTGGCCGACCATGCCGAAACCGGGTACGTGCGACCTACTGCTGGACACCCTGCGCCACATGTGCAGCGGAGAGCGCAACAGCAGCGAGCTGTTCGACTGGGTGCTGAAGTGGATCGCCTACCCGATCCAGCACCCCGGCGCCAAGATGAAGACCACGGTCGTGGTCCACGGCCCGCAGGGCACCGGCAAGAATCTGTTCTTCGAGTCGGTGATGTCGATCTACGGAAAGTACGGGCGGATCCTCGACCAGAGCGCGCTGCAGGACAAACACAACGATTGCTTCAGCCGAAAGCTGTTCATGATCGCCGACGAAGTCATCGCGCAGAAAGAGCGCTACGACATCAAGAACCTGCTGAAGACGCTGATCACCGGCACATGGATACGGATCAATCCCAAGCACGTCGCCGCGTACGAGGAAGCCAATCACGTCAACCTGGTGTTCCTGTCGAACGAATCCATGCCGGTGGTGCTGGAAGAGGACGACCGCCGCCATTGCGTGTTGTGGACGCCGCCGAAGAAGCCGCCCGAGTTCTACGAATCGCTGATGGTGGAAATCGAATCCGGTGGCGTGGAAGCCTTGCACGACTACCTGCTGAACCTGCCACTCGGCAAATTCAACCCCGGCAGCATGCCGCCAGACACCGAGGCCAAACGCGAGCTGATAGACCTCGCCCAGGACAGCCCGGTCGAGTTCGTCGACGCAGTCCTGCGCGGCGATGTGGCCGGCGTGATGACTTCGGTGGATGAGTTCGGCGAGGACAAGGGTGAGTTCCCGTGTCCGGGCCTGACGCAGGACTGGTTCGACGCTTACCGCACCTGGTGCTCGCAGGTCGGCGTCAAGCCGGCGTCACTGAAGCGATTCGTGAGTGCGTTGGAGAAGCGCCGCAACTTGCGCGCCGTGCGCAAGCGCTACTACGTGACAGACGAAGTTGCCTTGGGTGGGATCAAGGAAGTCGGCCCGCACAGCGTCTTGTTGTTCGTCCTGTCCTGCCCGCCTGGCGAAAAAGAGCTGGTGTGGCTCGGCAAGTACGTCCAGCGGTTGAAGGATCACGTCAAGGGCACGCGTGGAGGCATTCGATGACCGGCCTTGTGCGGCGTAGTCCCCGCACACGTGCGGGCACCCGTGCGGGCAAGAATGGCTCTGCGCCGCGCTTGTGCGGGGTGTGCGGGGTTTTCGTGTTTCCCCCGTGGGCGGGTGCGTGCGCGCCCGTGCGGGCAGGCGCGCGCCTGCATGCGCCCACGCGCGGTGTGCCCGCACACCCCGCACACGCCGCACACGCCAGCGCCCACGCGGTCCCGTGCACGTCCGTGCCCGCACACGTCCCCGCACGGCGCAGGCGGACGCCGCACAGCCGCGGTCGCGCGCACGCGCGCGCCGCTTCATTCCTGTTCCCGAAAAAAAATGGAAAGGGAGGTCGGCGTGTCTGAGTCCGGCGATGGCACGCTGAGCCTGAGCGAGTTCGCCCGGTACAAGGGTTGGCGGCCGAGCTACGTCACCGAACTGAAGCTGGCCGGTCGGCTGGTACTCACCGACACGGGCCGCGTGCAGGTGCGCGAAAGCCTGGCGCGAATCGAGCAGACGCAGGACCCGTCCAAGTCCGGTGTTGCCGAGCGTCATGCCGCCGAACGCGCAGCGAAGGTGGTCGCGGATGCGGCAGTGGACTCGGACGCCTCGGTGTTCGCATCGGCCGGCCACAACGACTCACGTGTCAGCGGCGACGACGACTCCGGCGGCAGCCGCTACCAGCGTGCCCGCGCCGCCAACGAGCAGTACAAGGCCCTGCAAGCCAAGCTCGATTACGAGGTGCGCATCGGCAAGCTGGTGGATGCCGCCCAGGTACGCGCCGCTGCCGCAGACATGGGCGCCACCGTCCGCCGCCGGCTGGAATCGCTGGCACCGCTGGTCTCCGCGCAGATCGACGAGCGCGACCGCGACCGCGTCTATACCCAGATCACCGACATCGTCGAGCAAGCGCTCGCCGACCTGGAACGCGTCTTCAGCCGCGGCATGGCCCGCAAGGAATCCGCATGACCACCACCCTCGCCATCGAGTACCTCCCGCTCGCGCAGCTTTCGCCGTACGCGCGCAACAGCCGCACGCATTCGCCGGAGCAGGTGCAGGCGCTGGCCAACTCCATCCGCCGGTTCGGGTTCAACAACCCGGTGCTGATCGATGCCGACGGCACCATCGTTGCCGGCCACGGCCGTGTACTGGCCGCCGCGCTGGCCGGGCTGGACACCGTGCCCTGCATCCGCCTGGCGCACCTCAGCGACGACGAGCGCCGCGCCTACGTCATCGCCGACAACCGCCTGGGCGAACTGTCCGGCTGGGACATGTCCACGCTGGCCAGCGAGGTGGAAGAGCTGCTGATGGATGGCGACCTCGGCATCGAGCTGTCCGACATCGGCTTCGATGACGACGCCTTCGCCGGGCTGGCCGCGCACCTACCGGACCTCGATCCCACGCCGGCGCGCAAGGCAAAGCCCCCGAAGCCGGCCGCCGCCACCGATGGCGACGACGACCGCACGCCCACCGCCGACGACTACGCCGACATCGGCCAGGGCGCGACCACCGCGAACGAAGGCAAGGGCATTCAGTACCCGCTGATCCTGCAGCTCAACAAGCCCACGCTGCAGCAGTGGCGCAAGTTCAAGGGCCAGCGCAGCGACAGCGAGGCCATCGCCGAACTGCTTGCGCAGCGCGATGCAGCGGCGCAGGACGCGGGCGCGGAGAGCGCGCAATGAGCATCCGCCCCTACACCGGCGAATACCTCGTGTCGCCCGTTGCCCTGCACATGGGTCTGAACTGGTGTACGCACGGCTGCTTCTACTGCTTCGCCAACCTCAACCGGCCCGGCCGTCGCGCGGACTACCCCGGCATCCAGCAATTCCTCGGCAAGGTGCAGCGCAAGCAGGCGGGCAAAGACATCGCCACCATGCTGGCGCTGGGCGGCCACACCATCCTGGCCAGCAATGACAGCGATCCGTTCGCGAAGTCCAACGGCGAGCAGAACATCGCCCTGATCGACGCGATGATGGACCTGGGTTTGCGCTTCAGCTTCCAGACGCGCGGCGGCGACGGCGCCATCGCGATGATGGAGCGGCACCCGCCGACCATGATCTACATCAGCTTCACCACCGACCAGGAGTCCACGCGCAAGCAGGCAGAGCCCGGCGCGCCATCGTTCGCCGCGCGCAAGGAACTGGCGCTGGCGGCGAAAGCGGCGGGCCATCACGTGGTGGCCGGCATCAATCCGTTTTTCCCGCCATGGTGGGACGACATCGAAGGCTTCCTCGATTGGCTGGCCGCGCACGACATCCGCCATGCATGGATCGGCGAGCCGCACCTGAACTACATGCAGGAACGCGCCATGACGAACAAGGTGCGCGCGCGTTTCGCCGGGGAAATCACCTACTTCAAGGCCGGCCACACCCTGCGCCCGCCGGCCTGGCCGCACCTGCGTGAGTTGTGCGACCAGGTCGGCATCAACACGTTCACCGGTACCACCAGCGCGAACGGACATTTCTGGGATTCGTACTTTGCGCTCGGCTATCCGCAGTGGCCCACGTTGGAAGCCTGGTTCGATCACCTGCGCACACTCGGGCAGTCCGTGGCGTTCACCTTCGAAGCGTTCCAGGCCTGGGCGGACCGCACGGCCGGCTTCCAGTCGTCGGCGTGGAAGGAATACAACGCCGGCATCGGCCGCAGCCTGCGCAACGTGGATGCGGATCAGCGCTGCAACACCCTGCGCGAGGCCCACGAATTCCTATGGCGCTTGCATGAGTTCCCCACGCGCCTGCGCCACGACGACATCTACATCGGCACGCAGGACGGCAACATCGCAACCGATTCCCAGGGGCGCTTTGTCCTGGTCTACGCCCCGGGCTACCCCGACGACGAAAGCGGACGCTTCGACATCGATGCGTGCGCAGCCGAACTCGGGCTACTGGAAGAGCAGGGCCCCACCGCAATTAAGGAGACATGACATGGCCAGTGCAGGCGGTCGATTCCACAGCACCAAGCGCAGCGGCACGCGGTTTTTCCAGCGCCGCGGCGAGTCGTTGCAGAAGGCGCGTTCGCGTTACCGGTAATCCGTTCCGGTGTTGAACCCGTGCCCGCCGTTCGCGGCGGGCACGTCTGCCCACCCCTGACCTCATCGACATCGCATGGCCCTTGCCTCCGCCCACGACCTGATGCTGTCCGCGTTCGCGCGCGCCGTTGCGCCGCGCAAGAAAACGCTGGTGTCCGAATGGGCCACGGCGAACCGCGTGCTGTCGGCAAAGGGCAGCGCGGAGCCATTCCCCTGGAACAACATGCGCAACCCGCTGCAGGTCGAAATCATGGACTGCGGCAGCGCCAGCAGCAGCGTCACCGACATGGCGGCGATCCTGCCCATCCAGTTCGGCAAGTCGGAAATCGAGGCCAACATCCTCGGTTACACGATGTGCGAAAACCCGATGCCCATCATCGTGGCGCTGCCGGGCGAAGTGTCGATGAACAAGTTCATCGACCAGAAGCTGAATCCGCTGATCGACGAGACGCCCGCCATCCAGGCCGTGCTGGTCAGCCTCAACAGCCGCGAAACCTCCAACCGGCGGACCTTCAAGGACTTCGAAGGCGGCCAGCTCTACTTCGAGCATGCCGGCGATGCCAAGCGCCTGAAGTCCACCTCGGCCGGCATGGTGCTGGGGGACGAGTTCTCCAGCTTCGCCAACGAACTGAAGACCGGCGACGATCCGGTGGCCCTGCTGGACGGCCGCACCACGGCGTTCTGGCGCGCCAAGCGGTTCAAGGTCGGCACGCCGGAAACCGAAGGCAACTGCCGGCTCACCGAGGCCTGGGACAAGTCCGACCAGCGCCTGTTCCACGTCGAGTGCCCAGAGTGCAAGCACAAGCAGCCGCTGGAATGGTCTGGCCTGCAGTGGACGCCGGACGCCAGCGATTGCTGGTACTGCTGCCGCCACTGTGCCGCCGTCATCCGCGAGCACCAGAAGACCGCGCTGATCGCGGACGCGTTCCGTCGCAACCGCGCCGGCGAGCCCGGCATCGGCTGGGTGCCGGCGCATCCGAACCGCAAGGCGCGCGCTTATCGCGCCAATGGCCTGTACTACCCGGCGGGGCTGGGCCTGACCTGGCTGGGCATGGTGCGCGAATTCCTGGCCGCGCTGAATGATCCGGCCGCGCTGAAAACCTTCGTCAACGACCGCCTGGCCGAAGCGTGGAAATCGAAGTCCACGCCCAAGGAAGCCGAACTGCGCGACCGCACGGAGCCCTACAAGCTGCGCACCGCGCCGCATGGCGTGCTGGCGGTCACTGCGGGTGTGGACACGCAGGATGATCGCCTGGCCGTCCAGCTGATTGGCTGGGGACGTGGCAAGAGCCGTTGGGTCCTGGACTACATCGAACTGCAGGGCGATCCGGCCGAGGACGACGTTTGGAACGCGCTCACCGAGCTGTTGAACCGCCCGCTGCAGCACGCCTGCGGGGCGATGATGCGGGTCGAGGCGGTGGCGATCGATGCGGGCGGCCACCGCACCGAAGATGTGAAGCACTTCGCACGCCAGTCCCGCGTGCGCCGACCGATGGCGATCTTCGGGTCCCGCAACGCCAATGCGCCGGCGCTGGGGCGGCCGGTGTGGCAGGACGTGACCCGCAACGGTAAGACCGACAAGAAGGGCGTGCAGACCTACCAGGTCGGCGGCATCGGCATCACTCACGACCTGTACGCCGTGCTCGGCGCGGATACCGAGAAAGAGCCCGCCGACCGTCGCATCCACTTCAGCGAGGAGTTGGACGACGCCTTCCTGGGCGGCCTGGTCTCCGAAATCTGGAACCCGCGCAAGGGCCGATACGAGAAGCGCCGCGGCTCGCCGCGCAACGAACCGCTGGATACGTGGAAGTACGCCACCGCCGCCGGCCACCACCACGAACTGCGCCTTCACCGGCTCACCGCCGCCGACTGGGACGCGCGCGAAAAGCGCCTGTTGGACAGCGCCAAGGCGCTGGGCGCCACTGCAATGGATTCCCGTGAAACATCGCAGCACGCCACCGGCGCACCGCACGCGCCGTCGGCGGAGGCCGCTGCGGATGTTTCACGGGAATCCATGGCCCCGCCGCCGCCGGCAATGGGCGTGCGCAGCGTGGTGTTCGCGGTGGTCGGCATGGCCGAGCGGGCGCCGCAGGCCGTGGCCACGGCGGATGCCTTGCAGGCGTGGCAGGCCGCGCAGGCCGCGCATCCTGATGAGCGCGCCCTGCACGCGGAGCTGATGGGCGCCCTGGGACCCGCGCATGGCGTGCCGTCCGCGCTGCCCGCCGATGTGCTGGACAAGTGCCGCCGCTATCTGGCCGGCCTGCCGGTGGCGCATGGTGGGCCGCGCAAGCGGGCAGGGCGAAGCGTGCGCAGTCGGGGCGTGCATTGAGCCGAGGCACCACGCCCGAGCTGGCCGAACGCCTGTGCCGCTGGGCGGAACGCCACTGCGCCGCGCACGGCCGGTTGTCGCTGGACATCCTGCGCGCGGTGGCGCAGCCGGCGGCAAACGATGGCGACACCCGCGCAGACGCCGACATCGATTCGGTGGTGACCCGAATGCTGGCCGCCGGCCGCTGGAAAGAGGCCCGTGTATTGCTGGTCGAGTACGCCATGCCGGACGCCACAGAAGCGCTGCGCCTGCACCGGCTGCAGCGGCTGGGCCTGCCGGTGAGCCGGACGGCCTATTACGTCTACCTGGACGCGGCGCACGCTTGCCTGGAGGTCGCATTGCACCGCCTGCCGGCCGGCATATAACGTAAATTCATAAGCGAATCGCTTGCATGGTAGGATAAGGTGCGATAAGGTATTACCTAAGCCGCAGCGAGCGGCCAGCCAGCCGGGGCAACCGGCATCCAATACGCCGGCGGGCTTGCCCGGATGGCGCAGGAGATCAAGCAATGGCCTTCATGAGTCAAGCGCGTAAAGCCGGCATCGCTGCTGAATTGAAACGCGTCATCCCGCGCGGCTGGAAATACAGCCTAGCCGTCCAGCATCGCAGCACCATCGTGCTGAACATCACCTCAGCACCGGTTGACCTGCTGGGGCAGCTGAAGGCCGTCAGCGCGCAGCGCGCCGCCCACGGCCAGCGCGAAGACTACCTGGCGCACGCCAGTCATGCCCGCCTGAATCCCTACTACTTTCGCGAAAGCGGGCTGGACATTGACGTGTTCGCGCCCATTTTCGAGGCGCTGAATCGCGGCAATCACGACCGCAGCGACACGATGACCGACTACTTCGACGTAGGCTGGTACGTTGAGGTCAACATCGGCCGCTGGGACAAGCCGTTCACCTGCGCCGCGCAGCCGCTGCAGGTGGCCGCATGAACCGCGCCGCCCAGCGCATCGAAGATTGCGCGCGGGGGGCGCACACCCGGCAGTCCGCCAGCGATGCGGACATCATTGCCCGGGCCGCGGAATTGCTGCACGCGGAAATGCAGCGCGGGGACGCCTATGCGGACCCGGCCCGCGCCGGCCTGTACATGAGCGCGCGGCTGCGCGGACTCACGCGCGAAGTCTTCGCGGTCATGTTCCTGGACAGCCGCCATCGGCTGATCGCGTGCGAAGACCTGTTTGCTGGCAGCACCGACGGCTGCGAAGTCCACCCGCGTGAGGTTGCGCGCCGCGCGCTTGCGGTCAACGCCAGTGCGGTGATCCTCGGGCACAACCACCCAAGCGGCAATCCGGACCCATCGGCCGCTGATCGCGCCGTGACGATGCGCCTGAAGCAAGCGCTGGCGCTGTTGGACGTGCGCGTGCTTGATCATTTCATCGTCGGCGATGGGCCGGCCTTGTCCATGGCCGCCCGGGGGCTGGTATGAAGCCCCGCGCCGTAAGTGTGGGTTTGGTGCTCGATGACGCAATTTTCAAAAGCAGCCTTGGAGCCTCTCACGAAGAATTCAACGCGCGCGCCATCGAGGCCAAAGCGGTGTTTGCGGAGTTGATCGAGGCGGCGTCTTCGGCAGCTGGTGCGCTGCATCGCGCCGCGCGGAAGGGCATCGCACCATCCCGGGACGCGGTGAAACTTGCTGAGCGCTTGCAAAAAGCAATCGCCGCCGCAGGCGGGGGTGCGCGATGAACGCCCTGGAATTGCTGCGCGTGATCGCCAGCTGCCCGGAAGGGAATGGAACGCCGGTGCTACCAAAGGACGTGATCGAAATTCTCTATGCTTTTGAAGGGTTGACGCGCGCGGCCATGCTCGCGCGTGACACCCTTCCACCGTGCCCACAGCGCGACAAATTGAGCGCCGCCCTCGCTCGCGTGTACGGCGGTGGCCAATGACCCGCTGGGATGCCGCCGCGCACCGCACGGCAGAGCTTGACCTGCTATCCGCGGTGTCCGTGGTCATGCACAACGCCAGCACGGAAGCCGCGCCGGTGCGCCAGCGTACCGAAGGTGAAGCGGCGTTCGGGCAGCGCTGGGAGGCGTACGCGAAGCGCTGCGGCTTCGCGACCTTCCGCACGGTGTTCGGGCACGCCCGCGTGATCAATGCGCGCACGCGCCTGGAGCGCTTTGCGCGCGACGTGCAGCGCTGCGGCGGCTACCGGCCCGGCAAGCCGCACGGCCCTGCGCGCGACCGCGAAGCGTGGCCGGCATTCCAGGCTGCCACGGCGCGGGATGCCCACCGGTTCGGCACCTACTCAGACGAGGCGCTTGCCGTTTTGTGCGTGGAACGCAAAGCCTACGCGCTGAAGATCATGCGGCAGCGCTGGGACGGTGAGGATTGCGGTCCGGCCACGCGCCTGAGCCTGGCGCGGGATATTGAAGGCGTGCAGCGGGAAATGGTCCGCCGTGGCCTGCTCGACGCGACCGACCACGACAAGGTCAACGCGGAACCAGTGCGGGAGGATGTACCGGAGTGCGAAGAGGCCACGCGGGCACCCGCGCCCACGTCCGTGTCCGCACGTGACGCGGCGGAAACCGCCATCCTGGCCGCGCTGAATGCCTGCCTAGATGATGCGGCGCAGCGTTACCCGAAGGTCGGGCGGCTGATGCCTGCCGTCCGCTTCGACGTGCGCGGCCAGCGATGCCTGGCGCAGGCCGTGCGAAAGGGCAAGGCCTACTCGCTGCGGTTCAATCTGGCGTTTCTCGCATCGCATCCGGAGCACGTATTGCGTAGCACGATCCCGCACGAGGTGGCGCACCTTGTGGCGGATGCGTCGGGGCACGGCTTCCGGCACTGCGCGCACTGGCGGGCTATCTGCGTGGCATTGGGCGGCAACGGCAAGCGGCTAAGCCGGCTGGAACCTACGGCGGCACCCGCGCCCGCGCCCACGCCAGTACCTGCGCGGCCGTTGCGCGCGGTGCCGCCTTCACCCGTGCCGGCCCTGCGCGCGGATGCCGTGGAACACGTGGAAGCGATCGAGACCACGGATGGCCGCCTGGTGCTGGCGGTGTTCGACGAGGACATCGAATTGCTCGGCCTGTACGAGGGCTTTGAAAGCCGGATTCTCGCGCCGCAGGCCTTGCGCGTGGCGCTGGCCGCACCGGCGGCAGGGGCCATCCACGGTTGGCCGGCCGCCTGCGCAGACGCGCAGGCCACGTATGATCGGCTCACCGAACACCGCGGGGACTACAACGTCATCGGACGCTGGTCCCGCGATGAAGGGCTGGACCTGATCGAACTGAAGCTGTCCCGCTTGTTGGGTCGCGGCCCGCGCGCCATCCTCGGGCGGCCGCTGGCCGCCTGAGCCCACCATCACTGGATCGCACCATGCCCAAGAAATCGCTTTACATCCCCGACGCCATCGACGCCATCATCGATGCCAGCGAGGGCGAGTCCTATTCCGGACGCGTCGGTTACCTGGTGGCGCTGGCGGATCGTGTGGCGCTGGACGCCATGCCTGCGTTCACGTTCGGGGAGTGGGTGGCCATCGTCACGGCGGTGCGCGACTGCCGACCGAATTACGAGCGCGGGCCGGAGGCCGTGTTGCACGATGCCTGGAACGGCGTGCTGGATAGCGTCGACCACAGCGTTGGCGGCTGGACCATCGATGAGGCCGCGCTGGTGAAACGGCTGAAGACCTTGCCGCTGGCAGCGCAAGCGGCGGCGTTCGAGGTCGGGCGCGACTTCTGGGCGCGGGGACACGGCGGCGGCACGCCGTCGAAGGTGCGCAAGGCCTTGCAAGCCGTGGGCGCGTACGTGCTGCCGGAGCCGGGTTGACCACGCGCATGCGCTGAAACCTAAGCCCGGCGCGGCGGTTGCGTCCGGACGCGATCTGCCAATGATGGGATGCCAGCACCGGTTGACGGCTGGCACATGCCCACCACGCAACAACTCCTCGACGAAGCCAAGACCGCCCTGCACAAGCTGGTGACCGGCGCGCTGCGCGTGTCGGTGGGCTACGGCGACAGGACAGTCAGCTTCAACAAGGCCGACCAGGGCAAGCTGGAACGCTACATCGCGAAGCTGGAAGCGCAGCTCGCGGGCCGCACGCCCACCCGCAACCGGGTGCGCTACGGGGTGCCGGACTGATGGCGGACGGCAGCGCCAGCATCGCGCGCAACCGCCTGGCCGTGGCCATTGGCACGGATCGCGCCGTCCGCGCGCATGAATCGCTGTCCGCGCCGCGCGCCGCCACGGAAGTGCAGGGCACGCGCTGGCGCGGCGCGTCGCAGACCCTGCGCAGCATGGTCAACTGGGGCGCGCGGGTTGGCAGCGCAACCGCAGACACGCCCACCACTGAGCTGCGCACCCTGCGCGCCCGCTCGCGCGACGCCGGCCGCAACCATCCGCTGGCGCGCGCCGGCATCATGCGCAGCCGCACCAGCATCGTGGGCACCGGCCTGGTGTGCCGGCCCATCGTCGACCACGACGCCCTCGGCATCACGGCGGAATCCGCGCAGGCCTACAACACGCAGCTGCTGGCCGCGTTCACGCGCTGGGCGGAAGACCCGCTGGAATGCGACATCGAATCCACCCTGGATTTCTACGGCCTACAGGGCCTGGCGCTGCTGTCTGCGCTGTCATCCGGCGACTGCTTCGCACTGACCCCGGGCGAACTGCGTCCGGGCGGCGTCAACGATCTGAAACTGCAGCTGATCGAGGCCGACCGCGTCTGCAACAAGAACGACCAGGCGGACACCGTCACCTGCATCGATGGCGTGGAGTATGCCGGCCCCACGCCGGTCGGTTGCTGGGTGCGCAACGTGCATCCGGGCGATGCCATCGACACCCGCATGCCCAGCTGGGCGTATTACCCGTACATCGGGAACGCCACCGGCCGCCGCCGCGTGCTGCACGTCTGGAACGACAAGGAACGCCCCGGGCAAGTGCGCGGCGTGCCGTTCCTCGCACCGATCCTGGAACCGCTGAAGCAAATCACCCGGCTTGCCGATGCCGAGCTGATGGCCTCGGTGCTGACCTCGTTCATGACCGTCTTCATCGAGCGCGATCCATCGGCCGGTGGTGGCGATGAAGAGGCTATCGACGGCACCGACGCCGAAGGCAACGTCGCGTTGGGGCATGGTGCCATCGTGGACCTGGCGCCAGGCGAGAAGGCCAACGCCTTCGACCCGAAGCGCCCGAACGTCAACTTCGATCCGTTTTTCATGGCCATCGCCAAGCAGATCGGCGCAGCGCTGGAAATCCCGCTGGACGTGCTGCTGCTGCAGTTCAACTCCAGTTATTCCGCTGCGCGTGCCGCCATGCTGGAAGCCTGGCGCATGTTCCTGACCCGGCGCTGGTGGCTGGTGCAACAGTTCTGCCAGCCGGTGTACGCGCTGCTGGTCGACGAAGAGGTCGCCGCCGGCCGCATCCGCCTGCCGGGCTACGACGACCCGAGCAAGCGCCGCGCCTGGCTGCGCGCCATCTGGACCGGCCCGGCCAAGGGCTCGATGGACGAAGAGAAAGAGGCGCGCGCCGCGCGCACGCGCATCGAAATCGGCGTGTCCAACGAGCAGATGGAAGCCGCCGCGATGACCGGCGAAGACCGCGATGCGGTCTACGCGCAGCGCCTGCGCGAAATCAATCAGCGCAAGGCCGACGGTACCTGGGTCGAGCCCAAGGATTCGAATACCCCCCCCGCGAAGCCCGCCCAACCCGCGGGGGAGCGCCCCGGCGGGGAAGGCGACGACGCGGGCAAGGATGCAGGCGACAAGGCGGATGACACCGCGAAAGACATCGCGGATGAGACCGCCGAACAGGAGGAAACCGCGTGATCGACGCCTTCACCATCGCGTCCTCGCGCCCCTGGCTGATCCAGGCGGACGCGCTGGAAAACATCCTGAGCATCGCCCAGCGGCAGGGCGATCCGGAGGCACTGGAAACCCGCCTCGGCCAGCCGCTGCAAAACGCGCGCAACGTGCGTATGCGCGATGGCGTGGCGATCATCCCGGTCACCGGCCCGGTGTTCCGCTACGCGAACCTGTTCACCCGCATTTCCGGCGCCACGTCCACGCAGGACCTGGCCACCGACGTGCAAGCCGCGATCGACAACCCGTACGTGCGCGCGATTGTGCTGGAATTCAACACGCCGGGCGGCGAAGCGACCGCAATCAACGAGCTGGCGGACGCCATCCATGCCGGCCGCGCGAAGAAGCCGATCAAGGCCTACGTGGACGGGCTGGCGGCGTCCGCCGGTTACTGGCTGGCCAGCGCCTGCGACGAAATCGTGATGAGTTCCACCGGCTTGGTGGGCTCCATCGGCGTGGTCATGTCGCAACAGGACACCACCGAGCGCGACGCCAAGAGCGGCGTGCGCACGGTGCAGATCGTGTCGAGCCAATCGCCGGACAAGCGACTGGATATCAATGGCGACGATGGCCGCGCCAAGGTGCAGACCATCGTGGACGCGCTGGCTGACGTGTTCGTCGCCGCCGTCGCCCGCAATCGCAAGGTCACCACCGCCACCGTGCTGTCCGACTTCGGGCAGGGCGGCGTGCTGGTGGGCAAGGACGCCGTCAAGGCGCGCATGGCCGACCGCATCGGATCACTTGAAACCGTGATCGCCGAGCTTGCCGGTTCCGCAAGCACAACCAAGAGGAATACCACCATGTCCAGCAAGTCCGGGCAGGTCACGGTTTCGACCACCGAAGACCTGCGACAAGCGGTCGCCGCCGGCTACGACGCCAGCGAGCAGATCGTGATCGCGTCCAGCGATGCCGCCATTGCCAAGGCGCGTAGCGAAGGCGTCGAGGAAGGCAAGAAGACCGCCACGGAGGGTGCCGTGAAGGCGGAACGCCAGCGCATCGCCGAGGTGCAGGCGCTGGCGCGCGCCGGCTTCGATGACGAACTGAAGGCGGCCATCGACGACGGCCAGTCGCCGGAAGCGTTCGCGCTGAGCCTGATGAAGGCGGCGAACGAGCGCGGCATCACCCTCGATGCCATCCGCAAGGACGCGCCGGCGAAGGCCGCGCACGGTGGCAAACCCGCCGACAACGACGGCAAGAGCGAGCCGCGCATCGATTCCAAATCCATTTTCGGCAATCGCCAGGCGGCGATGGCCGGCCAGTCCGCGAAGTAAGGAGACGCCACCATGGAACTCAACGAGAACCCCCGCACCGGCGACTTCCTGCTGTCGGAAGCCAACGGCACCCTGAGCCGCGAAAACGCCATCCTCGACACCGGGGCGCTGGTCGCAGGTCAAGTGCTTGGCAAGATCACGGCCAGCGGCAAGTACGTCATTCTCGCGCCCGGCGCATCGGATGGCTCCCAGAATGCCGCCGCCATCCTGTGGGATGGCGCGGATGCCACCGCCGCCGATGCCGCCATCGTCGTGATCGCCCGCACTGCTGAGGTCAAGGCCGACGCCCTGGTGTGGCCCGTCGGCATCACCAGCCCCCAGAAAACCACCGCGATCGGCCAGCTTAACCAGCTGGACATCGTCCTGCGCTGATCGAAGGAGAACCCCATGCAACTCGCATCCGATGTGTTCAATGGCGACGCCTTCGGCGTTGTCGCGCTGACCGACGCCATCAACAAGATCCCGTTCGTGCCCGGCCGTGCCGGCACCATCGCGGGCTGGCAGGAAGAGGGCGTGCCGACCACCACCATCATGCTGGAACAGCAGGATGGCGAACTGAAGCTGATCAACCCATCCCCCCGCGGCGGCCCTGGCAGCACCGGCAGCGAATCCGGCCGCAATGCGCGCAGCCTGGTCGTGCCGCATTACCAGTTCGACGACTTCATTCCGGCGGACAGCGTGCAGAACGTGCGCGCGTTCGGCCAGGCGAACCAGCTGGAAGCCCTGCAGGACCGCGTCAACAGCCGCCTGCAGCAGCACGTGAGCTGGAAGCTTGACCCGACCCTGGAGTATCAGCGCATCGGCGCGCTGAAGGGCGTGATCCTCAATGGCGACGGCAGCACGCTCTACGACCTGTTCTCCGAGTTCGGCGTGACGCAGGAATCCGAGGTCGATTTCGACCTGGACAACGCCAGCCCGGCCAGTGGCGCGCTGCGCAAGGCGTGCGCGGGTGTCGTGCGCAAGGTGGCCGGCAATCTGGGCGGCGTGCAGATGGGCACCGTGTTCGCGCTGTGCGGCGATGCGTTCTTCGACGATCTGCTGGCGCATCCGGAAGTGGTGGAGTCCTACAAGGGCACGCCGATGGCCTCCGTGCTGCGCGACGGCTACGTGCTCCCCAACGGCACCGTGTACGGCGTGTTCGAGTTCGGCGGCATCGTCTGGGAGAACTACCGCGGCAAGGTGGGCGCGGTCGATTTCGTTGGCACCAATGCCTGCCACCTGTTCCCGGTGGGCGTCCCGGGCCTGTACCGCACGATCTACGCGCCGGCGGACTACGAAGAGACCGTCAACACCAATGGCCTGCCGCGCTACGCGAAGCAGTACGCCTCCCAGAACGGCAAGGGCCGCCACCTGGAAGTGCAGATGAACGCGCTGAACTACTGCACCCGGCCGAAGGTGCTGATGAAGGGCAAGCGCACCTGATCCATCTGTACCCATCCCGCCGCCGCGTTGCGCCTCGTCAGGGCGCGGCGGTTGGGGTGACCTATTACCACACCGAGCAAGGAAGCCCGCCACGTGAGCGATCCCATGGCACACCTCAACCGCCGCAGCGACGACCCGCAGGACGGGCAGCGCCACCGCGTGCTGGAAGCTGTGGAGTCGACGCAGGCCAAGGTCATTGCCCGCGTGGTCACCCCGATGTTGTTGACCGCGCTGTTGGGCGTAGTGCTCTGGCTCGGGCAGGCAGCGCTGAGCCGACAGGAAGAGCAGCGCGACGATATTTCCCAGATCAAGTCCGACGTGCGCGACCTCAACACGCGCATGACCGAGGGCGTGGTGCGCCAGGTCAACACCAACGCCGAAGCGATTCATGACCACGAACAGCGCCTGCAGGTGCTGGAACGCACGGTGGACACGCCATGACCGATGCCGCGATCAAGCCGCCACGCAAGACCTTCGGCATGAATCTGTCTGCGTGGGTGCTGTTGCCCATGCTGACCGCGCTGGCGATTGCCGGCTGGATCGTGCTGGGCGCACTGCCCGGGGTGGAACTGTCCCCGGACCTGATCAATCGGCTGTCCGCGCTGCCCGTGCTGTGTGTGCAGGCGGGCTGTGCCGTCGTGATGGCCGCCGGTTTCAACAACCTGTTCTGCTATGAGCCGAGCCGAGGCATTGAAGCCGGCTGGCACGGCCTGGCGCTGGCCGGCAACCGCGACGCGCGTTGGCTGCTGGTGCGCAACGATCTGCGCTGGGCGTGCCTGCTCGCGCTGTTCCTCGCCTTCTTCTGGCCGGTGCGCTGATGCTGCGCCGCCTGCCCGCTGAATTCACTCCGCACGGCGCTGCGCTGATCGTGCTGCTGCTGGCCGCCCTGGTGTGTCTAGGCACCGGATGCGCGCCGCGCGCCTCAGCCGCCGAGCCCGCGGCCGCTGTTGCTGCGCAGCCGCCGTCTGGTACCGGCGGTGGCGCGGCAGTGGCGGCTGCGGCGGGTATCGCCCAGCGCGACCTCGCGCAAGCGGTGGTGCCCGCGGTGGTCGCGGTGCGCGAGGCCGTGCAGAACGCGTTGCCGCAGCCGGCAGCACGGGGTGCGGGAGTCGAACCTGTCAGTTCGCCCGTGTCGCCGGCAGCGGTGGCGCTGATCGTGCGTCACGAGATCATCGGGCCGACGTACTACGCGCGCGCCCTGCAGGGCTTCGCCTGCCCCGGCGACCGCAGCGGCCCCACCGCCGGCATCGGCAGCGACCTGGGCGTGCAGACCCGCGCCACCATCCGCGCCGTGTGGTCCATCCACCCGCAGGTGGAACGCATGACCACCGCCAGTCGGCAGATCGGATTCGCCGCGTGCAAGGCGTGGCGCGCCGACCATCGCGATATCCGCACGCCGTTGCCCATCGCTCAGCAGGTGTTCGCCGGCAAGCTGCTGCCCCGCTACTACCGCATGGCTGCGCACGCGTTCCGCAAGTCCTGGCACCTGTTGCCTCCGGACGCGCAAGGCGGACTCACCGCCACCGTGTACGTGCGCGGTGCGGGCATGGAAGACGCGCCAGGCTCCCAGCAGCGCAAGGAAATGCGCGTCATGCGCGACACCTGCGGTGCCGACGTGCATTGCCTCGCCGCGCAACACCGCGCCATGTGCCCGCGCTTTGCCGGCCGCAAGGATCAGGCCGGGTTGTGCAAGCGCTTCAACGACACCGCCGACCTCATTGAACGGAGTGCTGCATGAACTGGCTCACCGCGAAGGTCATGCAGTGGATCGCCGGCGTGATGCTGGTCGCATGCGTGGGTCTTGGCGCGAAGGGCTGCGCACTGGACCGTGCGCGCGACCTCGCCGTCGCCGACAAGGCTACGGCGCTGGCCGAGCGGAAGGCGGCCATCACCGAGCGTGATGCGTGGAAGGCGAAAGCTGCCGACGCCCTGGCCGCCAACCGCGCCTACGACACCGCTTTCGACCAGCTGCAGGCCGCCGCAGAGGAACAGCAGCGCCTGGCTGATGCTGCCGCGCACAAGGCTGCCGCCGAGGTCGCCACCGCGAAGCGCGACGAGGCCAAGGCGGAGCGCGAACTCGGTGAGTACCGCCGTACGTTCGGTGCCCGCCCGAAGGATTGCGACGCCGCGCTGCTGGCACTGGATCGCGTCTGCCCGACGCTGGGGGACTATTGACATGCTGAGCCTGATTTCCATCCTGCTCGCCGTGGCCGCAGTGATCTTGCTGGCCTTGTTTGCGCCCCCGGATTTCCAGCGCCAGCGCAACATCGCCATTCGCGTGCTGGCGGGGCTGATGGCTTGCGCCGCCATGCTCAACACCGGGTGCGCGCGGGACACGAAACCAGACGTTCCGCACGGCGTGATCGTCAAGCCCAAGGTGGTCACCGTCACCCGCACCGAATACGTGCGCGTGCCAGCCGAACTCACTGACCCATTGCCCATCGCCGAGGGCCCGCTTTCTCAGTGCCCGATGGTGGCCGCCGAGCGCCGCAAGACCATTGAGAAGGCGAACGCCGACCGCCGCGCCACTCGCGCCCTGTCCGGCACGGAGGCGAAGCCCTGATGCTCGGAACGCTGCCCCCGGTGGTGCGCGGTTTCGACTACGTCCTGGCGCTGGACGTGGCGATCGATGGCGTTGGCAGTGGCGCCGGATGGAGCGTTGATGCGGACCTGTTCACGCTGGAACTCGCGGGCGTGGGCAGCGTCATCGCCAGTGGCCTGATGTCCTGGGCAGACCAGGCCAGCGGCGTCGCCAGGCTGCACATCCCGGCGGCCGTCACCGCCGCGCTTGCGGCCGACGTGAAGCGCGTTGCTACCCGGCCCGCATTGATTTCCCCCACTGCCGAGCGCATCCCGCTGGATCTGATCGCGTTGGACGTGGAGTCGGGGGCGAACGTCGCATGAGCGCCGTGACCGCCACCGTGCGTCCCTGGTACAGCGTCCGCGTGATTGCGCAGCCGGCATCGCGCCCGGTGATCGTGCACCAGAGCGCGCCGCCGGTGCGTGTGCTGCAGGCGTTCATGGGGACGCCCGGCGCCGCAGGGAACGATGGCGACATGGGGCCGCCCGGTCCCGCAGGTCCGCAGGGCGCGACCGGTGCACAAGGCCCGCAGGGCGTGAAGGGCGACACGGGTGATGTGGGCGCGACCGGCCCCTCGGGACCGCAGGGCGCGACGGGTGCGCAAGGCCCGCAGGGCGTGAAGGGCGATACGGGCGACGTGGGCGCGACCGGCCCCTCGGGACCGCAGGGCGCGACGGGTGCGCAAGGCCCGCAGGGCGTGAAGGGCGACACGGGCGATGTGGGTGCGACCGGCCCCGCCGGCGATCCCGCGACCAACCTAGTCACCAGCGTCAACGGGAAACAGGGTCTAGCGGTTCTGGGTGCCGAC